ACTTTCAAGGCAACAGAAAAGACTTTCAAGGCAACAAAAAAGCTATTACTTTCAAGGCAACAGAAAAGATTCTAAGAGCTAACTCCAATTATCTCCAATTATATCTGTTATTAGGAGTTTTAAGTTATATTTAAACCAAACGTTTTTTTAAAATTGCACTCTTATTGTATATATACTATATATAGTAAAGTAACTTACTATAAATATATTATTATATTATATATAATAGAGGATTAAATGAAGCATTGAAGTAATGCGGGAGCGCGATACCTCTCCCCTCCCCTCATTACAATAACGAAGTATCAAAGAATATCAGCATAGATTAAACAAAGGAGGTTTATGAAGAAAGAGAACATAGAAGTAAAGAGGATAACGAAGGAAGAAGTTAATACGTTATTTCAGCTATTATATAGGCTGGATGATCATCTTGAGGTATATTGCAATAATAATTTAATTGCAATGCAAGCAATACAGCTTTTAAACTCTTACGGATTATACGGAAGCTAAAAGGAGGTTTAATGAAGGTTAAGAGTAACCACTACGAAAAAATGAAAAAGGATATATCTCAAGTGTTAGTGCATAACAAAACAACGGTTGAAAAAGAGTTGAAGTATTATATCGACAATAATCTTGGCAAAGATAAAGAGAAGAGATTACGCTGGGATTTATTATATCTTGCAGGGTTGAGCAACTTTATTGTTAGAGAAGTTTATACTTACGCTTATGACCAACACGTTGATACTGCTTTAAGAAATATAATCAAAGAGTTGATATAATTAACCAAGGAGGAAAGATGGATGATGAGATGTTAGCGTGGTTATTTCCAGAGAGTTATAGGGATTGAATAGCGAAACGGCGGATTATCTCCGCCGTCTATGTATAACATACTGATGAGCTATTTAAACAATAAAGGAGGTGAGGAAAATGTTTATAGCGTTAAGAGAGTTGATAGAACATAAGTTTTATTGCCCTTTCTGCAACCGAGAGATTCATCCAAGTGAGGAAACGAGATACGGAGTATTTTGTTGCAAACAAGAATTTTGGTTATCTCAATGTAAATCAGCAAAAGTATAAGGAGAAAAAATGAGCAAGAGCAAAAAACGCTTACTAGCTCTTATCTTTCTGCTTATCTTTCACACTTCGAGTTATTCAGCGAATATTGATAAGCAAAGAGCAATAAGAGCAATCATTGGTGAAGCGAGTAATCAAGGTTATATCGGAATGGTTGCGGTGGCTTGCGCAATACGGAATCGCGGAACATTGAAAGGAGTTTACGGAGAGAATGCGAAGCACGTCAGCAACGAGCCTCAATGGGTATTTGATCTCGCAGAAAAAGCGTGGCTTGAGAGTATGAACAAAGATATTACTTCTGGAGCAACTCATTGGGAAAATATTAAAGCGTTCGGAACTCCTTATTGGGTTAAGGATATGACAAAAGTGTATGAGTATAAAGACCAAGTATTTTACAGAGAGGAATAAGAGGTAAAGAAATGAAACAAGCAGTTCTTGTAAAAAACCAAGTAGAGCAACAAAAGTTGATTAAAGTAAAAATTCATAGTTTAAAGTACGAGATAAATAAACTCCACGTGCAACTACACTCATTCGACTTTAATTATGATGTGATTAAACAAAAGAGGTGATATGAGAGATTTTTTGGTTCCTCGATACAAATCAGAGTTGATAAATGCTTTATCTCTTGCTTGCGGATATAGCAAGAAGAGATTAGGCAAAATGAGTAAAAAGCAGTTATATGCTCTTTACTTCAAAACAAAAAGGGGGTAAATGTGAGTATCAAAGAAGTTATAATGAAAAGAGATGGAATCAGTGAACAAGAGGCTGATGATTTGATCTCCCAAGCGAAAGATGATTTTGATGAAAGGTTATCTCAAGGAGAAATGCCTTTCGGAATATGTCAAGAGTGGTTTGGTTTAGAACCTGATTATATAGACGAGTTATGGTAAACAAAAAGGAGGGAAGAGATGCATTATAGAATGATAGTAACTATGGATAAAGAAAAAGCAAATGACTCCAAGGAAGCGAGGCATTTTGTTCAAGGTTGGTTGGATGAGAATGGCTTCTGCGGGCAAGGGAGATTTGCTTCAGGAATGGCTGATTGGTTTGTTATAGGTGGGAGATGGTCAGGAGATTTATCATCGGTGAGATTAGATAAAGTAAAATTAAAAACTTGCGTTGAAGAGTTTGAAAAAGATTTTGGTTGGAATACTAGCGCCGAAGATACAGAAAAACAGAGAAGAGAACAATTTGCATCTATGTTCAATAAATACTTTCCAGACTATACAGGAGTAATTCCTTTCTGGAGAGATAAGTATAATCCTATCGGAGAGGAAGATGATGCTCAAATAATTGATAAAGTATTGTATGACAACTTAATTAAAGAGTTGATTGCAGAAGAAGAGTACAAGCATTTCTGCGATATAGAGGAAGATGAGGTTGATTTATCAGAAGAGCAATTAGTTGGTAAGAAGTGGGCAGTAGTAGTTGATTATCATAACTAAGAGATGCCGAAACACCTGCGAGAAATCGCAGGTGTCAGCCGGAGATACCGGCTCTGACGAGGTAAAAGAGTTCAGCAAGTTATCTGTGCTGATATAAGAAAGAGGTATTATTTGTTATCTCAGCATAAATCTATTCTAAAAAGGAGGTGAGGAAAAATGAAGAAATTATATTGCGACTACTGCGGTAAGGTAAAAGAAGAGGTATCTTTTTTTATCGGAGCATCTACTGACTACAGAGATTGGGTTATGTGGGAGGGAACAGGAAAATTATCTTGCAACTGTGAAAGGTGCTTCGAGTTAGGGAGAAAAGATAGTGAAAACGCAACAAAGAGTTTAGTTAAAAGTTAAAAGGAGGTTTATATGGCTCATAATTTAAATGAGAATGGTAACAGAATGTTTTACACCGGAGCGGTTCCTTGGCACGGATTAGGAGTAAAGCTCGATAATCCAGCAACAGCGAAAGAGGCAATTGAGGCATCAAAGTTGGATTATCAAGTTAATCTCCAAAAGATTTATACAGAGGACCGAGTAGAAATCGAGAATAAATTCGCAACAGTTAGAATTGACACAAACCAACCTCTTGGGATTGTTGGTAGCTCATATCAACCTGTGCAAAATACAGAGTCATTTGATTTCTTCGATTCAGTAGTTGGAGATAAATTTGCAATGTATCATACTGCCGGAGCTTTAGGTAAGGGCGAGCGAATATGGATACTTGCAGAGCTACCAGATATTATCGAAGTAACGAAAAAGGATGTTGTGGAGAAATATCTTTTACTCACGAATTCACACGATGGCTGTTCAGCTTTGAAGATGTTCTTCACTCCTGTAAGAGTAGTATGTCAAAATACTCTTTCCGCTGCTCTGTCCAGAACTAAAGACGGAATCTCCATTAGACATACAGGAAATATTAACAGCAAAATAAGAGAAGCGCAAAGAGCATTAGGAATAGCAGTAACTTTCTACTCTGACTTTGAAGAATCGCTAAAAGCATTTGCAGGAGAGAAGGTAAGGGATGAGCAAGCAGAGGTTTATTTCACATCTCTTATCTGTGGCAAAGACGATTTAGATATATCTCAGAGAAAACAAAACCAAATTGGTGATTTAATGAATCTCCACAACCGTCCAGAATATTCAGAGAGTAAAGATACACTATGGAGTGCTTACAACGCAGTTACTCGTTACGTTGATCATTTTAGAGGTATTAAAAACAACAATCCCTCTAATAGATTACAGAATATTTGGCTCGGGAGTGGCGCAACATTAAAGATGAAAGCGTATGATACTGCTCTGGCTTTAGTAAAAAATTAAGGAAAGAGTAAAAAAGGAGGGGAAATGTCAACGAGAAGCTGTATAGCGGAGAAAACAAAAACTGGATTCAAAGGAGTTTACTGTCATTTTGACGGTTATCCTACTTGTAGAGGAAAAGAGATATGGGATATATTGATGAAAAAATTTATATTAAACAAAGGAGTAATTGGAGTTTCAAATGACGGAACTCGTGCTCTCCGATCTTTTGTTGATATTTATATCAAGGGGCATCGTGGAGGTTGGTCAAACTTTCCAGAGAGTTGCTATTGCCATACTCCTGATTTCGTTATGAGAGATGGAGTTCCTGACGGAACAATGAATGAAAAAACAGCAGATGCTCTATTTATAGAGTGGGTATATGCAATTGATGTTGAGAAGAAAACACTTACTATCTATGTTCAGGGTAGAGCAAAAGGAGAAACTAAAGAAAAAGGAGTGAATGGGAATGAATGGAATTCTCCAAACTACGCTCATTGCTTCGTTTGTGAATTGGATATAAATCCAGATAGTAAAGAACCAAATTGGGAGAAAGTAGAGGCAGACGGAGCGAAAGTTTCAAAAGATATGTCTGAGTTATATTCAACAAAAGTTAAAGTATAAAAAGGAGGTACTAATGGAAACAGAAGAAATTAAAGAGATCGGGATTGGAGATAAAGTTATGGTAGATGCAACGATTATAGAGATAAGGATATTGGAAAGAGGAACAACTTATCGCTTGAGAGTTGATAATGATATCTCTTATTCAGATACATTCTCAGCAGATAGAAAAACTATTACAACTATTACAACTCTACCAGAAAAGTAAATCTCGAAATATTGGGGAGCGGAACAATACTGCGAGGCTAAGTGCCTTGGCTCTACGCACTCCATTATATTAAGGAGGGAAAATGAAAACAAGAGTTACAAAGCAATTGAAAGAGAAAATGGGTTTAAAAATAGTTAATGGGCAAATAACAGATAAATATGGAAGAGTATTTGAAACTTATATTGATGACAAAGGGTTTGAGGATATTAAACCTTGCGGAGTTCAACGAGATATGTATAAATATAAAATCACTAAATAATAAAGGAGGTAGAGATGGAAATCGTAGAACAGAAAGAATATAAAGGTTATAAAATAAATATTTATCAAGACCAAGACCCGGAAAGTCCTGATAGTAACGGAGATGAAGTATTATTTCTCGTTGGCTATCATAGAGATTTTTATGTAGATACTAATGTTAATAAAAAATTAGCAATATGTATAGCCAACGAAGGAGTGGACGAGTATGGAGATAATGACGAAGAAGCTCTGAAATATATTAAAGAATATTATATCTTCAGACTAGAGGCATACATTCATAGCGGAGTTAGCTTAGCTCTAAAGAATGAAGGAAATTTTCCCGATCGGAGATGAGATGTGAGCCAATTAGGATTAGTGTTTGTTAATAAAACAGAAGCTAAAACAAAAAAGATAGCAAGAGGTTTAGCTCTAGATTTGATTAAAACTTGGAATGATTACTTGAGTGGTAACATTTATGGATTTATGATAGAGGATGAATTAGGAAATGAGAAAGGTGGATGTTGGGGATATTACGGAGATTTTGAAGAAAGTGGATTATTAGATAATGCTAAAGCAGATGTAAAACAAGATAAAAAAGAGATGAGTAAACTTTGGGAAATAGCTCAAATGGTAACGTAAACAAAGGAGTTTTATGGAAAGCAAACAAATAATAAAGTTTGATGCAGAAGAGATAAAAGCATTTAAAAAGGTTTATCCAAATTTATCTAAAGAAGAGGCTATATTAAATTGGGCTCATAGAAATGGATATTCTAATTGTGATTTAGAAGTTAAAGGAAATAAATTAACAATAACAGAAAGATTTTAATTAAAGAAGGAGGAAAATGGAGTATTATGTCTTACAAGTAGTTAATAAAAAGTTTAAATTTTTTATATTTAATGCTGATACTAAAAAAGATGCAGTAAAGCAAGTAAAAAAAGATTTAAACCACACCGGAGAACAATGGTTGAAAATGATGTCAGAAAAAGAGTGGAGATCACTCAGAAAATTAGCAAGTGGAGTATAAGGAGGTGAGGAAATGTTAACAGTTAAGAAGTTAAAAGAGCTAAAGAAGCATTTTATATTTGCAACCGGAACAGCTATTGATAATGAGTCTGGTTTATTTATAGCTAAAACAGGTAAAGAACTTCGTTGGGTAGCAGTAACAGGAGAGATTGGTGATTGGACTATTTATTGTCATCTCTCTAATCATAATGCAGAATGGATACAAAAGCATGGAAAGAAAATTTTCGGAACACACCATATTAAAATGTGTGTCAATTGTGATTATGAAGCGTTTAAAAAATATAGATATTAAAGAAGGAGTTAATATGAAAAAAAAGGAAATGAAAATGTTGCCGATTAACATTGTTGAGGGAGAGATAACTGGAATAAGCATTGAGTGCAAGAATGCACTTCCTAGTGTAAGTATTAATGTATCTCTTATTGATGATTATGGGAAAAAAATAACTACAGTTGTAATGACTACAAAAGAATATTACACCTTAGGTAAAATGGAAGTTTCTATGAAATCTTTATCTTTGATAGGAGATTTAATCAGAGAATTAAAAAACTGTGCTATTCAATATATGAATCAGCAAAAAAAGATAATAGATACTAAGTAATATAAAAAATTTAAAGGAGGTGATGAGTTGATTTAAATTGCTGAATTAAAAAAAGTGAATATTGGTAATTGGGTTATTTATGATAGTGGCTTTAAAAAAGAGCAAGGTAGAATTAAATCTTGGAATAAACAATTTATCTTTGTTGTTTATCATTGTGATAATCTATGGAATAAATTCCGAGACTATACTGGAGCTGCTACATGCCCTGAAGATTTAACATTTTTACCACAAGTTTTCCCACAAGAAGATGATAAAGAATGAATAAAAAGGAGGTGAGTATGAGTAAAAGTGTGGAGATAGAATTTGAATACGCAGGCAAAACTACACAACAATATCATATATTTGTAGTTAAGAATAAGGAGTTATCTCCAATCGTGTTCCCGAAGAGGATTTATTTGAAGAAAGATTATTTTAAGAAAGAACTCGCTGTCAAGATGACAGTAACACAAGGAGATTAGTATGGAATTATCTACGGTAACAATAGACAAAATAATTGTTGGAGAGAATATCAGAAAAGATATTACGAAAGAAAGTTTATCTAGTTTGATTATCTCATTAAAAGAGAAAGGAATACTTCAACCTTTATTAGTAAGGAAGAATGGAAGTAAAATTGATTTACTCGATGGTCATAGGAGATTCAGCGCGGCAAAGTACGCAGGTCTTACAGAGATTCCTGTGTTATCTGTTGATGCTGAAAAAAATGATAGAGTTGAGTATCAATTAGTTGCAAATTTACAGCGCAAAGATTTAAACCCTATTGATGAGGCATTGGCATACAAATCATTAGGAGAAAACTACAAAGCAAAAGACATTATGGTAATCACTGGTAAATCTGAGTATCGTGTAAAGAGAATATTGTCACTCCTTGATTTATGTGATGAAGTAAAGAAAATGATTAAAGAAGGTAAAATCTCCGCAGATCATGGATTCGTGCTTACAAGGTTATCTGATGCTAAGTACCAAAAGCATTTAGCTAATGATATTATTCGCTACCGATATTCTCCGGTGAAAGCAGAAGGAGAATTAGAAAACTACTCGCAAAGATTAGAAACTGCTTGCTTTAACAAGAAAGATTGTAAAACTTGCTCATTTAATGGCAGTACATACGATGATTTGTTTGATAGGAGTAATTCTCTTAAAGGAAAATGTATGAATAATCTTTGTTTCTCAAAGAAAATAAGAGAAGTACAAAAAGAAAAAGAGGAAGCGTACAAGAAAAAAGGCAAAAAAGTAATAATATTGAAAACCGAACCTCAATATGGGTCAAAGGATGCAGAGTTATTAAAAGACATCGTTGATTTTTCTGGTTATGAAGGTAATGGATTTCCGGCAGAGCAATTCAAAACAGAGTGCATAAAAACTTGTCCAACATTTGCTATTATTATCGGACCAACCGGTAGAGAGAAACAAGTTTGCTTGAATAGAGATTGCTTCAAACGAACAATGCGGAAATCAAAAGCAGTAGAGCGTAAAGCAATGTCAATCAAAACAGGTGATAAAGAAATAGATGCATCAGCTCAGTATGAAGCGAGGCAGAAAGCAAACAGAGTGGATATATTTAAACGACAATTCTTTATATCTGAACTCAAGGTAAATGCTAAAGTGGTGCAAATTAATCGAATATTGCTTGACCAACTCTTTGATATGGAGTCAGGAGCAAGTAATAGTATATCTGGTTATCTTGGATTTAAGAAAGATTTACCAAATTACGAAGTAAGAGGAACAAAAGAGTTTAAAAATTTCTTATTGAAATTAAAAACCGATGAATTGCTTAAAATTGTTGAAAAAGTTGTGTTAGATAGATTGAGTAAATACGAAACAAAAGAATTAGAGGATCTTGGTGAAGAAGCCGGTATTAATATCGGTAAGAAATTCAGAATTACTCAAGAATATCTCGAAAAATTCTCAAAAGCTGGTTTGCAAAAACTGTCAAAAGAATTGAAACTTAAAGTAGGTAGCTTAGCTTGGAAAGAAAAGAAGGGAGAAATTATTAAAGAAATGTTAGGACTTACAAAAACAAAAGTGCCAAAAGAAATGATAAAAGGGAGCTAAACAGTGATAGTAATTCTTTGTGACGGATCTAGTAGAGGTAATCCCGGACCATCATCGATAGGAGTTGTAGCTTGGGATCGCTCTAGAAACTCAAAAATCATTCTGCCTAATTATAGGTATTGTGCTGATATTGGCATCAAGACAAGTATGCAGGCAGAGTGGTCAGCGCTAATTGCAGGGATGAGGTTTGCTAATAAAAAAGATAGAAAAGCTGAAAAGTATATCTTTTCTGATAGCAAAACTGTTGTCAATCAAGCAAAAGGATATTGGAGGATTAAACACAAAAACACAAAATTGCTCTATCTAGAGTTTATGGAATTAAAACAGCAAGTATTAAACTTCAAGATAAGTTGGATACCTAGACAATTAATCCATTTAGCTGATAGAGCAGCAAAAACTGGAGGGATAAATGAAATGTCCATTTAACTGCGAGAACAAAAATGACATTCCAGAGTTAAATGATGCTGATGAGCATTTAGTAGTGGTAATTAATAAGACAGGGCATATACATACTCACGGACCTTTTGCTAATGAATATGTTATGAACAAAATAGTTAACACTTTGCTCGTAGAAATGAGAAAGAATGGAATTACTTTCACACTATTAGGAAACCAAGACAAAGATTAATAAAAGGAGGATTATGACAAAAAAAGTGAGCGCAAAAGACCGCAAAATTAATATATTGGTGGGATTTACTCAAAGCGAAATTACATTCCTTGATAGGAAAGTAAAGAAGAAAATTCCCGAGATAGCATCGCGGTCAGCGCTAATAAGATTGCTTGTTAGGAACGCAATGGAACATCCAGAAATATTGAATATTGGTTAATAACCTAAACCGTTATACCGTTACGAGTATTGTAAAAAAAAGCCCTTGACACGAAAAAAAGCAATGTTATAATGGATTTTCAATAACATTCTATTAAAAATCATTTGCTTTGATTCGCAATACTCGTAACGGTATAAACAAGGAGTTTTCATATGTTTGTATCTGTAAATAATGATTCGGCAATCGTAAAATGCCTGTTTGAAGAAAAAGAATTAGTCAAATCAATCGGAGAATATAAGTTTCATAAAGCAACCTCTTCGTGGGTATTCCCAAAAAGAAAATTAATAGATATAATAGAGCATCTAAATATTCAATACGATTTAGATACTAAGATTATATACCAACAATTACGCAACGAGAAACAAAAGTACCACGAAAAAGTTAACCTCGCTAATAAAATAAAAATAAATGATTGCTTGATTGATAAGTTAGGTAAAACTGATTTATCAATGTGCTATCAGCATCAAAAGAAAGCTATTGCTCTTGCTGCTATGTTTGATAGCTACGCTTTGTTTATGGATCCGGGGCTCGGCAAAACATTAACAGCTATAAAACTAATAGAGCATTGGAAGTTACCGGCAATCATCATTGCGCCTTTATCTACATTAGAGAGTGTATGGGTAGCAGAAATAAATAAATGGAGTAATCTCAGGTCAATTGTGCTATGGAATAATTTGAAAGAGTGGAACAATGATTACGATGTATATATTATAAATTTTGAAGGGTTTAAAAAACTATCAAAGATAAAGAAACCGTCTATTGAGAACAAAATAAGTTGTTTAATAATAGATGAGAGCGCTAAAATAAAATCACACTCATCAGCGATAACTAAAACTATTCTTGACTATAAAAATAAAATAAAACATAGAATATGTTTAAGCGGTATTCCAGCGCCTAATAATTTATTAGAGTATTGGGGTCAAATGGCGTTTGTTAATGATGAGCTACTTAGTGATAATTTTTATAAATATAGAAATAGTTTCTTTTACTCAACAGGTTACGGAGGTTATCTTTACCGCACAATGAGTGGAGCCAAAGAGGCAATAATGGATAGAATATCAAGACAAGCATTCTCTTTACAAAAAGAAGATGCATTAGATTTACCAGAACAAATATTTGAAACTAGATTAGTCTATATGGATAAGGTGCAAGAGAAAGCATATGAATCAATGAAGAAAGAGAATGTTTTAGAATTTAAAGATAGTATTACTCTAGCCGCTAATGAATTATCAAAGATATGTAAGCTTAGAGAGATAACAGGAGGATTCGTAATAAATATAAATGGGATTCCTGTTAAAGTAAGTGATTCAAAAATTAAAGTATTAACTGAAACAATAAACTCAATACCTAAAAATAAACAAATAATAATATGGATACAATACCATTGGGAATCAGCAGAGCTAAAGCTCTTATTAGGAGATGATGCTGTATTATTAAACGGCACAATACCTCAGAAAGAAAAGATTAAAAATATACAAGACTTTCAAGCAGGGAAAAAACGTTTCTTAATAGCTCATCCGAAATCAGGAGGGCATGGATTAAATCTCCAACAGTGTAGTTATTCTATTTGGTATTCGTTATCTTATAGTTATGAGGAATACGTCCAAGCGTGCGACAGATGCCACAGGATTGGTCAAAAATATAATACTACATACTTTCAACTACTTGCTAAGAACTCTATTGATGAAGTGATATATAAGGCATTAAAAACCAAACAGAACCTATCAGAATCATGTTTAAACATGTTAAAGGGGCAATAATGAATAAAGGAACTAAGTGCCGTAAATGTGGAAAGAAAGAGGAAAATTTACCAACTCCATTAAATAGTCATGGTTTGTGCAATGATTGTTATAATTCTTTTTTGCCTTACTTTAGAGAAGCAATGAAAAAGTTTATAGCAAGTAAAAAAAGGAGGTAAGTATGGATGCAGAATATTTTCATAAATTATATAAAAACATGGTAGAAGAAGAGATCAAGGTTAGCTCAGAAAAAGGTAAAGAATATACTCAAGGCGATAAATTAGATAATTTTAAAAGATTAGGTAAAGAATTAAACATAGATGCAAAGTTAGTATTATGGGTATATCTCAAAAAACATTTAGATTCTATTTGCAGTTATATCAGAAACAATCAAACTTTTTCAGAAGAGCCAATTGAAAGTAGGATTAAAGATGCAAGAGTATATCTAGCATTGTTAAGAGGGTTGATCGAAGATGAAGAAATGAGAGATGGATTATGAGTGAAAGAAAATTATATCAAAAGTTTAAGGATAAGATAGCGAAAGCAGACCCTAATTGCTTTTGGTATAAAATACCAGATACACTCAATCTCGGAAATAAAAAACCATTTGACGGTTTCTTAGTTATCAAAGGAGTTCCATTCGCTATTGAATTCAAGAGTGCTGACGGTGCATTAACTTTATATCAAAGTTATCAAATGACAGCGTTCATGATTGCCGGTGGAGAATCATTATTATATATTGATAAACAAGAAACATTGAATGAGTTTATTGATAAGATAATGACAATAATAAAGGAGAAATATAATGGATAAGCTATTTCTTTTTTTGTGTATATTGGTATGTTTATTATTAAGTGTAGTTTTCATGTGGCTTATTTTAGGTTGCGCTCCTATGCATAAGCCATATGAAAATTATAGAGTAATTGAGATTAAGAAAGATAATTTAGAACATAAAATATATTGTTTGGAACAAGGTTTTGATATGAGATTAGTGTGGAATGAAAAAATAAAATAAAGGAGGTGAGGAAAAATGAGAATCTATGTTCTATCTGCTACGTACGAGAATATGACAACAACGTTGCCAATACCAGCAAGAGATAACTTTAGCGCAAAAGTAGCTGCATCGCGGAAAATTAACGCTAGTTATGTTTCTGATAAGCGTTATGCAAAAGGGGAGATTACGCTCAAGAATCAAGAAGGAAAAGCAATCTGGACAATATCAAAAGAATAGTTTTAGGAGGTGAGTTGAATGAATGAAACAGAGTTACTTCAGTTAGTCCTTGATGCTAGAACAAGAGAAAAAGAATTTACTGTACTCTTGTCAGATGCAAAAAAGGTGAAACAAGAAGCGGAATTAGCTCTAATAGAGTATATGGAGAACAGAGATTTAAAGTCATTTAAAAGCAATACTTTGAATTGTTCTGCTGTCCGAAAAGAAACGCTCTATGTTAGTGTTGACAAAGATAAAAAAGAAGAAGCTTTAAGGTGGATTGCTGAGGATTGCGGCAGGTCAGATATGATTAAGTCAGCTATACATAATAAAACCTTATCTTCCTTTATCTCTGGTCTACTAAAAGAAGGAGAGCAAATTCCGGATGATCTATTTAAATATTTCTTTAAACCAGAGTTAGCCATAACATTAATGAAGTAAAAAGGAGGGTAAGATGAGTGAAGAAAAAAAGAATGAAGTAACATCTAACGAATCACAGAATCTCGAATTAAGAGTATCAGGAGGAACAGACAAATCACACGTTCCGGCAGGTTTTGAGGCAATGGACGAAGGAGATATTAAAATAGCTCGGCTTGGGCTTGCTCAAGGATTATCTCAAGTATGCGTTGATGGAAACGCAAAAATGGGAGAGTTATTTAATAACTTAACTGATGAAGTGTTTGGTGATGAATTAGAAATAATTCCTTTGTTCATGTTTAAAACCAGAGCTCAATTTGATCTTGAGCGCGGGCTTGTAATGATGTCTAGAGATAACATTAAAGTAACAATGGCTATTGAGGAATATGAGCAATTTTTAGATAAACCTGTTGAAGAGGTTCCCGGTTCAGCTTGGGAAGGAAAAGAGCCACCTAAATTCTCGCAGGTTTACAATTTTCCTTGCATACTTGTTGATAGACTACAACAATTCCCACTCTCATTGTCGATGATGAAAACAGCAATTAAAACAGCGAAAACATTCCTTTCAATGGCGAGGTATTCTGGCGAAGATATGTTTGCTAGAGTATATAATCTTTCCTCAAAGATTGAAAAAGGAACAAAAGGAACTTATGCAGTACCTATTATTAAATTCGTTAGGAGATGCACAAACGAAGAATATGATACTGCAAAAAAGATGTTTGATTCGCTTTATAGACGTAAAGCTGACATTGACGTTGAGTTGACAGAAGAAAACTCTGAGTAATCCATCTTTTCCAACCGGCGTTAGAGCAATCTAGCGCCGGCGTATTATTAATAATTATAATTTAGGAGATAAAATGAATGACATTAAACAATTTTCTGAACTCTTTTCCGGAAGAGATGATGCCTATGGGCGAAATAATTTCTGTCTAAAAGAAAAGCTAACATTAGAAATATATAAAAAACATATAGACGGAATGCAAAGAATGGGTATATATCCTATTTACAATAAAGAGTTTGTTAATTGGATTGCAGTAGATTTAGATGAGAATAACTTCGAGAAAGCATTAGCAATAAAACAAAAATTAGAAGAGTTAAGATTAAATATTTATATTGAAAGAAGTAAGAGTAAAGGATTTCATATCTGGTGTTTCTTCAATGAAAAAATTGAAGCTATAAAGCCAAGATTAGTTTTTGAAAATATATTGAGTGAGATGGGTATTATCTGCGAAATCTTTCCTAAGCAAGACAGCGTTAATGAAGCTCATCCTTTTGGAAACTACATTAACCTCCCTTTGTTCGGTGGAGATGCCGGGAATGATAGAACAATTTTTGTAGATGATGATAATAAAACATTTATAAATAATATTAAAGACCTTTCTAAAATTAAAAAAACAGATATTACTCTAATAAAAATAACTATTATTGGAAAAAGTTTAGGAAGAAAAAAAGTAACAATGCTAGATACAGGATCCGATAATAAACATTATATCCCAAGCAAAGAGTTACCTTGCATACATAAAATAAAAGAAGGAGTTTCTAAAGGTCATCGAGATAATGCCTGTTTCAGATTAGCTATAAATTATAAAGAAAAAGGAATGTCAGAGAATGATATTCAAACTCTAATAGCAGGCTGGAACGAGAGAAATACACCACCTCTACCTGAAAGAGTTCTAATTAAAATAATAAACTCTGTCTTTAAAGGTGGTTATAAAAGCTATGGTTGTGATGATGCGATAATCCAAAATTATTGTGATAAAACAACTTGCCCTCTAACAAGCTCACAGATGAGAAAAGAGCAAATAGATAAAGGCATCATTACTATGATTTTTAGAGATAAAGAAATAATGGTATTTAGAAAGAAAGATTATGAGTTTAGATTAGCTAACTTTGAATTTATGAAATCTGGAAATTTTAAAGTATCTCTTACATTAAGCAAATCAGGAAAAATATTATTTAAAGATTCTATTAAATTAAGTATGGCATCTAATAGAGCAAGATTTGTTAAAGCATCACAAGAGGACGAGATAGATTCTGATTTAATTAAATTAGAGGATCTAGTTAAAAAGCAATTAGAAAAAGAAGAGCATGATAAATTAACTGCACCTAAGCAATTATATATAATGACAGAAGGTGAAAAGAATGAAGCAATAAAATTCCTTACGGAGAATAAAAATGTTTTATATAATGTCATTTCTTTAACAAATAAAATGGGTGTTGTTGGAGAAGAAATAATGAGGCTAATGGTTTATTTATGTTATACGTCAAGAATAACAAAAGAGCCATTATCAATAACAGTCAAAGGTGAAGCTTCTAGTGGTAAATCTTTTTCGTGTCAATGTATCCAAAGGCTTATACCGGAAGAAGGTTATCATTTCATTACGAGAGCAACGCAAAATGCTTTCTTCCATTTACCCGAGGACGGAATGCAAAACAGAATTATATTTATCAATGAGCTTCCCGGCTCAGAAGCGGCTGATTATTCTATAAGAACCGCGCAATCAGAAGGCGATTTAATTTTAATGATGCCTGTTAAGGATCAACACTCTGGTCAAATGGAAACTATAACAAAGAAAGTTAAAGGACCTGTAGGATTTCTTATCACAACTACCAAAGCGCAGATGTTTGATGAAAATGAAACTAGAAACTTTTCAGTATTTAGTGATGATTCTCCACAGTTAACACAAGCAATAGGTGATATAACTATTCGTAAGGCAATGGGAGAAACATTTAAGTTAGATGAAAAAGAATTAAATCTCTGGAAAAATATACAACGTTTACTTAATCCAGATTTCAAGATAATTATTCCATACGCAAAAGAGGTATTTTCTGTGTTCCCTGATAAACCTGTAAGAATAAGAAGAGATAGGGAAAGATTTAGAGTGCTAATTGAAATAGTGACAATACTACACCAATTCCATAGAGAACAAAAAAAGCAACCTGACGGAACAATACATTTAATCTCTACATTAGCAGATTATTTTGTAGCTAAAACAGTAGCGGAATCTATATTGACATATACTATATATGAAATAGGCCCATCAGCAGAACAGCTTTGGAAAGCAATTAAAACAATGAGTGATAATTGGAAGCCAGAAGAAGATGAAAGTTATGAGAATGAGTTTATTTTTAAATATAAAGATATTGCTGAATATATGGATTGGAAAGTAGATAAGGTTAAGAAATGGATGTATGTTTTAATGAGGGCAAATCTTATTGAGTATTCTGAAAAAGGTGCAGGCGGTAGAGGTAAAGCTTCACAATTTAGAATATCTAGACGAGGATTAGAGTGGTCAAGTTCTACATTAGGATTTCTACCTAAGATAGAAGATATATATAGTAAGTTTCCTTGTGATAAAGATACATTTTATAATGCAATAACTGGTTCAATAATAAATCCAGAAGTTGCAGATGCTCCTGAAGGATTGATCGACAATGAGGGTGAGAGTGTAGAAGCTGTAGAGGATGATGAGAGTGTTTCAAAGGAGTTAATTGAGGGTTAAAAGCGTTCAGCATAGATTTTTGGGGGTGCGTAACGGTATAACGGTTTATTTTTTTCCGTTTTCAATAAAATCAATAGTTTTTTTGATTTTGCTAAACCGTTACAGCATTACGTTTCCGCACGAACAAACTATTTTTCCATATATCCTTACCCTTAAAAACACCTTTTTCAAGTTCAATATTTATGAAAAAACGGTTATTTCGTGCGGGATTGTAACGGTATAACGGTTTAGGAAATTTACATAAGTGTTTGATACCAAAAGAAAATGCAGTTTTGCTAAACCGTTACGCGTTACGCGGAAATCGCTGATTTGAGGGTAAAACAGCATTTTTACCCTCAAAAATGTTACATCAAAAAAATGCTACATTTGAAGGAAATTTTGAACAAAGAAAAAAACCTAGCATGGAACGATTGCTGAACAAATAAAAAGGAATTGTAAAATGAAAATGATAAGAATAAAAGATAAGGCTTACAAATATTTAAAACATATCTCTAAAGTAAGAGATGAAACTATGCCGGAATCATTTGAGTATATTATTGATGTATTTCAACAGATACCCAAGCACGCTATTATTCCGTTATCTAATGAACCCAATGCGCCATATATGACGTGTAAAGTAGCATTCTATGAACAAAATAAGCATAAGCTAGAAGAACATCAAAGAAAGTTTTTTGAAAGCGCAAAATCCCATATGACAATATTTTTTAAAGAACGGAAAAAAGAATTAATGGTTTTTAAAGCAACATATGCTCTAACAAAAAAATCAAATTTAAAAGATATGATTAAAAAATACAACAAAGAATATTATGTAAAACGAAAGGAAAAATTACAATGAATAAAATAGCGGAGTTTAAAAAAGCATATGAAAGGTTTTCTAAAGCATTAAAGTATATCTCTGAAAACGAGAGTGATTTAAAAGCAGACCAAAAGAAATGGAAAAATGTAATAAATAATTTCCAAACAAAGTTTGAGGATCCTCTAGAAGCTTCATGGAATTCTTTATCTCCGACAGAAAAAAGAAGGTTTGAATCTCTATATCTTCATAGAAAAGCAATGCAGAATGAATTAGTAAAAAAAATAGTAGAGATGTTTAACGGAACAGTAGTCAATGATTAGTAAATATAATTGTAAAGATTGTTTATATAGCTCATATGTTTTATTTAAAAAACTATTCTCAAACAAAAGATATTATTGCAAAAAGAAAAAGATATTTATTAAATACACCAAACATAATTGGTGTTTAGATTATAAGCGAAGGAGGTAAATTTGGTAATTAAGGGCGATGCGTTGACAGTATTAAGAACTTTTAAAAGCGAAAGCATAAATTGTATTATTACATCTCCGCCTTATTGGGGATTAAGAGATTATGGAACAGCTACGTGGAAAGGAGGCAATAAAAACTGCACTCATGCAAATGCAAAGAAAAAAAGTAGGTATGATTACTCATTAAAATCAAGCCCGATACAAGACGGAAATAGAAAAGGAACAGATGCGCCGAGGTGGAAAAATATTTGCCCTGATTGCGGCGCGAAAAAAATAGATTTCCAATTAGGATTAGAACCAACATTCCACGAATATGTAATGAGGCTATGCGGAATATTTGATGAGGCTAAAAGAGTATTAAAAAGAGATGGTACTTGTTGGGTTAATTTAGGAGATACTTATTCAATTAAAAAAGGTAAAGTATTTTTACCAAGTAAATGCCTATGCCAAATTCCCTCTCGCTTTGCAATAGAAATGTGCAATCGAGGGTGGATACTCCGGAATGAAATTATTTGGTATAAGCCAAACTGTATGCCGTCAAGTATTAAAGATAGGTTTACAGTAGATTTTGAGAAGATGTTTTTCTTCGTTAAGAATAAGAAGTATCGATTTGAAACTCAGTATGAACCAATGTCAGAAACTACAATAAACGATAGTCGATTCGGAAAAGAAGTAAAAACAGAAAATACTAAAGATTTTATGAAAGCAAATATGGGAAATAAATCTAAAGACCCTGCTCAAACAAGAAGAAGTTTCAAAAATCTAATAAATAAACCCGGTCGCAACAAACGAACAGTATGGAAAATAACAACTAAGCCATTTAAAGAAGCTCACTTTGCTGTATTTCCTGAAGAACTTATAGAAACACCGATTAAAGCTGGATGTCCTATAGGAGGAACTGTTTTAGATATATTTTGTGGCTCAGGAACAACAGGAGTAGTAGCAGAAAAATTTAGTAGAAAATTTATCGGAATAGAATTAAATCCGAATTATATAAAGATTGCAAATAAAAGAATAGATCAAGAAAGGAGATTATTTTAATGGCTAGAAGAAAAGATATAAACCTATTGAGAAGGAAAAACCAAACTCATTGTAAGTGTGGAAAGCAACTAAACAGCTACAATAAATATGCTCTATGCCACGCTTGTTTGGCGGTATCAATAAGAAATGATAATAATTTGTGTAGGAAATGAGTTATTTTAAATGCCCAAAATGCAAGAAGATAATCAAGCGAGATGGAAGGACTAAATTGGTTAAAGGGAGAAAGTCTTTAATAAGCTATTGTGAAGAAACTGGGAAAGATGTTAGATGTAAAAAAATTGATAATAATTTGTGTAACACGAGAAGTTTATTCTTGAGCAAATACGCAATATGCGGAAGGAGCAAAAATGAAATTATATGAATGGGAATTTAAGTTATTTGAAAGAGATGGCATTTGCCAAGTAAACATGAAGTTAAGCACGACGATTAAGAGTAAAGACTATATGAAATTGCAAGAAGGTATTACGCAACTTGTTCAACAAACTGAATTAAAAAAGGAGGGTATTTAAATGTATAAACTAAAAGAAAAACATAAAAAGTTAATCCCAGCTCATAACAAATATTGGATTGACAATGCCTTGTCTACTAGAAGGATAAAGGAAGAAGAAAAAAGGGTTGTGGATTAAGAAAATAATGGGTCGGTGTGGCGTTTGGGAAACGCTGAATTGGTTTAAATGGTTAAGAGTGTGAACCACCAGTAAGACACACATCAAAGCAGGTTAAATTCCTGCCACCGACCTTTAAATAAGGAGGGATGTATGAGAGAGATAAAGTTTAGAGCTTGGGATAAAGTAGATAAGATAATGTATTGCAACGTACAAACTGGGATTGTATTTGATGATGGAAGCCACTATGATTTCAGGAGATTTGTTGGTCATCAAGAATTAGATGATTATCATAAATGGGAACTTATGCAATACACAGGATTAAAAGATAAAAACGATAAGGAGATATATGAGGGGGATGTGGTTAAAGAATATCGTAATGTTTCGAAGATTGAATGGAATCACGATTATGCTTGTTTTGGGTTTTATGAACCGACATCTTTTGGTCGTAAATTTATAACATTTAGGATTGAGCCTGAAGTCGGAATAATCGGAAACATATATGAAAACCCAGAACTATTAATATGATACTAATTATAAGGAGGGATGTATGAAGATAAAAGTAATTTTTGAATATGATGAAACAACCTTAGGAGGGAGTTGGATGAATATTTATAATCTCAAGTTGTTATTATACAGTAAGCAATGGAATACAAAAGAAGATTTATTAAAGATTATATTTTATGAGGAAATAAACAAATGATACTAATTATATCTCTAGTAATAGCATTATTATTAACTTGGCGTTATTGGTATAAATTAAAAAGGAGGTAGATAATGAACAGTGATAATGGACACATTTATGATTTAACAAAAAAAGAGATTCTTAACGTAAAGGGGAAACTTATTCCATGGAAAGTTGGTGAAAGGGTTGAAGTTAAGGAGTGCTTGTTTGAGGTGGTAGAGATTGAATGTATCCCAGTTGATAAAATAGTTTTAAAGGGCTTGGCTAAAACCCCATACTTTGGGGAAAGGTTATCGGAAGTGGAAGAAGAAGTGGAAGAAGAATTTAATGATAATAGCACAATGTCAGAAGGTTTAAGGGGTTTTCTTAACAAGAAACATTAACTTGGCGTTATAAATTAAAAAGGAGGGGTTGTGAATAAAACATTTGAAGCAAACAAACAGAAATTCGAGGTTGGGTGTGTGTGGAAAGGGAATGAGGGTTATTATCGTAGAGTGGATTATGTTGGAAATGAAAGAATAAATTGTGGTAGTTGTTGTGGAATATTGAAAAGAGCAGAAGAAACTGAATTTAGTGGTGCTTCTTGGTCAAAAGCAGACTTAGAAAATGTCAACGCCAAAATAGTAGCCTATGCTAAATGTGGAGTGGATAGGAATAATGATGTTGTTAGGAGACATGATAAGGTTGAGGATGAGTATGGAGATATAAGAGAAGTGTTAGGAGCTATAGATAGTTCTAATGATGGGGTAGGTTATTTTATTTTGCGTAAGAATGCTAGTACTGGGTGGATAATAGGTCAGCAACACTGGTACACCCTCATAAAACCAAAAGAGGAATCAATCAAAACAGGAGATATAATCACAGCAGAGTTAAAGGGTAATGTTTATAAATTGAAGGTGGTAGAGTGAAAAAAGGAGGATGATATGACGAAAAAGAAGTTACTCAGTATCTTGGGGGAAATATCTACAAAAGATGAGGTGATCGGAATAGTTAAAAGTAAAATGCGGAAGAATATAGCGTACAATCTTTTACAAGCAGATACTCCGATTGAGAGGAAAAAAATTAGAAATGGTTTACAAGAGGCTATAAATTTCATTAAATAGTATGACAGATAATAAGGAGGTGTTCATGAAAATAATTTGGTTGGTTCTAATCTCGATGATGATTATGGGTAACTGTTTTGCAGCAATTAAGTGGATAAACGGATACTCAAGAAGTAACGGCACTTATGTTAGTGGTCACTACAGAGATACGTCTAATGACGGCAACCCTTACAACAATGCTAACTACTTAGGCTATAATAGAAAAACATGGAATGTAAATAGTGGAATGTAAAAAAGGAGGGAAATATGAATAAAGGTATAATGATGATAGTGTTATCAGTGATTTTATTTTCAATCGTTGGGTGTTCAACAGCCGGACCATTCGTAACAAGCATTAGCTCAGACGGTCAAGGTAATTTAATTATTCAAAAAGGATATGCAGAGTTTAATTCTTTTGTTGGTGTATTGAATAACAAAGAAGCCGGAGAAACTAAGATAAGAGTTACTCCAGTTAATTAATAGTAGCTAAGAGGAGGTGATTAATGACATTTTTTCTATCGTGTATCAGCGCAATATTTTACAGAATGGGTGGATACGGTAAACCATTCAAATCTTGGATGAGAGATTGGCTCATTCCATTAGTAGCAATCATCTCTGTGTTATTCGTGCTTAAACTAAAAGTGCCTGGGTATATCCATCTCATATCTTACGGCTTGTTGGGAGCAAGTCTTACAACATATTATGATAACAGTAAGAATCCAATTAAAGATATGTTGGCGAGATTAATAAATTGGATGTATCCAGAGGATAATTTTTATTTACATGGATTGTTTATTGGATTAGCTTATTTCCCTTACGCTATAATTACAGGCTGTTGGCTAATGTTAATTGCCAGATCAGTTATCTTAGCTGTATTTATGGGAGGCTTAAACTATATTGTCAATAAATATAAGCTAAGATATTCTGTATGGATAGAGGAATTAGGGAGAGGTTTTGCAATTATAGCAACATTGCAAATATTATTACGATAATGCACGTACAATGTCACTTTTTCTAACAAGGATTAGCGTGGTGCTAATAAGGCAATGAATCAAAGAAATTATATGCCTAAATTTTAACGTGGCAAAATACGCCATTTCTGTTTGATTTAGGCATATAATACTTTATAATTCAAATCGCCCACCGATTCTAGCTCCGATACCAGTTCTAGAAGTAGCATTATTAGAAGTTTCTGAAAAGCCATACCCTTCCGCGAAGAATGTTGGTAACCACCAAGCGCGTTTTTTCCCTACTTGTTTTTGAGATTGTTGCGGAGTATATGTTACTGTTGAGAAACTTAGAGGCCAGACATTCAAGTGTTGAGATTGAGTTTGATCTTTCTTAAAAAATGCCCTATATATAGTAATTACTATAAAGAATAATATAGTAAGTGTCATTACTATACGCCACCCACTCCCCCATGCAGATATCCAGTCCGGTAATCCTTTACCAAACAAAAAGTATTTAAGGCTGAATTTTCCGTTTGCAGGTTTTTCCATTCTATTTCTTCTTCCAGTTTAATGTACTTCCTGTTAAAGAAAAATAAACTATTGACGCTAAAGCACCTACTACAACGCCAAAAAAAATCGTCTTGAAAAATATTATGACACATATTACTAATGCCAGTAAAACTACTACTTTAGCAACTGTCTTATTCATCTCGAGCCTCCTTTTTTCTTCGTATTATTTCTAATTCTAATTTATTTAAACTTACATTTAACGAAGCAAAATCTACAGTATCTTTGGAATCTATTATTTTTTTTAGTTTCCAACGTATAGAAGGTACATCGATTAAAAATAAGAAGATTTCCTCAAATATATCCATTTTGTTTTTAGACATCTTTTTATTTTACTACTGCTCGTTTTATTTCTTTAATATCACTTTTAATTTCGTCAATAGCTGTATAAGTATATTCTTTAACAAATTGTTGGGCGATCTCTAATGCTTTTAATGATATACAATTAGCGTTAGCTTTTGCAGTTGCTTGGCTTGCAACTGAGATAGTCATTCCCATTATTGCAATTACCATAGCTGATATTACAGCCGTTAATATTTTATTTCCTACATCATTCCTTCTAGTGACTTGTTTTCCATTTCCGTTTTCCATGGTATTTCTCCTGCTATTTTTTTTGGTACTTTATTTGTTAAGCTCCCATTTTTCATCCCTCCAATTTTTTTTTTAATGATTTCTCTTTTCATGATGTTTTTTTTAATATTATTTTTGTTTATTTCTTCTTTAGTTTTTTTTACAATAACACTATTTACAATTCTATAATTTTTATAATTATCCCAATCTATAAAAGTGCTTATAGGCACAAATAATTCTGTTAGATCATGCTTTACTGTTCCCCAAAAATTACTTATCTTTGCTGTATTGTTTGGATATTTCATTGCTAAATATTTTTCATCAGTAAATATAAATTGGATATCTCCATTCTTATTGTAACCTAATAACATTATACCTCCTCTGTTTGTAAATTTTTAAGATAAACTACATAATCAATGAATTTTGCATCATCAATAGTATAAACTTTTTTGTATGTTGATGTTGAATTATCATAACATAAATAACATGTTGCCGCGAATAACCTTACCGATGTAAATGTAGTGGCTCCTAACGGATCCCAAAAACCAATAGGAAACATATTATATAAAGTATCTTTAAAAAATTCAGGAACCCATGCTGTCATTGCACCTGTGGCATCATTACGAGAATAGTATGTTTTGCTAGTAGTATATATACTTCTAAAAAAAGCATACCCTCCAGCATCATCACCAATCATTTTTTCAGAGAACGAATATGTAAAATATCTTACTCTTATTTGAACTCCAATATCTTCTAATTTATATGAGCTAGTGCCGGGTAGATCAATATCAACACCGTATGTTGTATCGCCATTCAGTGCTTGCGGCATTGCTGTAGTTCCAGAGCTTATAATATTTGATACATTAGGAGTTATTATGACTGAATGACCTAATGTATCGCTTACTCTAAGACCGTAATCCATTAATCTCCTCTATACTTTTTCATATACATTATATAATCAACTTCTGAAACACCATTTGTTCCAATAGTAGCTACATCTTTTCCAGAATATACTAATGGTTTATATTTTATCCCTGTAGTTTTCATTTCTTTTGTTGAATTTCCCCATGATAATGTAACAGTAGCGTAGTTACCGCCGGCTCCTGTACTTTCAATAGCAGTTATATATCTGTAAACAGTCCATGTATTAGATTCTAATGTACACCAATCTTCTGAAACAGTAGTAATAAAAACAATAGCAAAAGCCTTATCACCTGATAGCCACGCATTATCTCTAAAATAACACCATACATTTACAACAATACAAACTGCATCACCGGGAGTTAAGTTAGTCAAAGGGCAAGCCCAAGTTCCACTTACTGATCCTTCTCCACCTCTTACAAAACTTGTATCAGATGCAACGTTGTTGCCTAATAATGTTGCACCACTAGGATAAGAAATTCTATATATACTACAGTTTGTTGTTACAGCAGCAATAAGTCTATAAGATGCATCGCTAGTTATTGTATATGTTTGGAGTGTTGAACCTTGTGTTTCAGATAAGATATACCCTGCTTGACCATTGACAGTTTGTGTAGTATCTCTACCATAAAATGTTGTAGTAGCCGCAGTACCTCCGGCAATATTTAAAAACCCATAATGCACTGCGGCGAATATTCGCATTGCTTTTGACGTGCTTCCAAACTTATCCCAACCAGCCAGTAATGATATTTGTATTAAATGATTCCACTTAGTTATATCTGATGCTGTCATATCTCCGGGTGTCCATGATGTCATTACCCCTGTATTTACATCTTTATCATAGTAAGTATAGCTATCGTCACCATAGAATACTTTCAAAGAATTATTAGTTGGATATGTAAACTCATGTACAGAAAGTCGATAATCAAAATCTCTTATTTGCACAATCATACCAAGGTCAGTATTATCAATATCATAATCTCCGGGTAGATCAATGTCTACACCATAAGTACCGTCACCATTTAAAGCATTAGGCAATGTTATTGTTCCAGAAGATATTATTTGAGCAATATTTGGAACAATTAAACTGCTGTTTCCTATAGTATCAAATATTTTTAATCCGTAATTACTCATAATTATGATTCTTAATAGTTACTACATATTCTATTTTATTTACTCCTTTATCTCCGATCGAATAAACTTTTATAAACTCACTTGCGCTAGCATCGTAAGCTAAATAACATGTTGCCGCGAATAATAATACAGATGTAAAAGTTGTTCCACCTTTAATATCCCAAAAGCTAACAGGGAATATTCCAGCAAACCCATCATAAGTAGTTGCAGTTGATGGAGTCAAATTTCCAGCAGTCCAAGAAGTCATAACTCCTGTTGCCTTTGCGTGCTTATAATAAGACATAGCAGAATCCATATAGCCAATATTTTGTGAAGAATATAAAATATTAGTTATCTTATATGTATGTTCAATAGGAGCAATTAAAACAGTAATATCTTCTTTAGGAATCGCACTAGTTCCGGGCAAGTCTATAACAACACCGTAAGTGTTATCAACATTTAAAGTATTAGGCATTGTTATTCTTCCAGAGCTAACAATGGTAGATATTTTAGGAGTAATTGTAGTGTAGTTTGAACCTAATGAATCATATACTTTTAATCCAAATTCGTTCATGATAATTTGCCTAGCTCAACTCTTAGTATGCTTGATGCATCATATACTTTTATTACATCATTAGCACCGTCTAATACTATTTTTCCAGCACTACCAACATTAACTGTAATTGTCAAGCTACCTGCTGTTATCTTATCAGCAGACAAATCGATAATATGAGCATTTTGAATAATTGCATCTTTTATTTGTGCTGATAAAGTTATTACTTCTCCGGCATAAACTTTCCTCGCGGTTATGATTTGATCGCCAAGCATACCTTCTGTAAACTCTATATATTTTACTTCTACAGCTGATGTAAAATTTCCTGCGCCAAAACCATCAACACCTCTTACTTTATAGTACCTAACAGGATGTAAAAAAAACTTAGAAGTTGTATCAGGAGGTGCTACCCAATTATCATCCATAGTAAACTTACCTGTAGCTGTAGCATACGCTGATACTTTTAATTCTTCACCTACTCCTGTACCAGATATTATTTCTATGTAACTTCCTTTCCAATAATCAGGCCCCCAACCGGCTAAATCTAAATCAGTAACGTAATCAGTATTTGCCGCGCCATTATCATCTGACATTCCATTCTGTGAGCTTTCACCTTGTATTGTGCAGTTACGCCCCGGTACTTTACCAAATAATTTTTCTTCTCCAGCCCAAGCATTAGTTTTAGAATAATATACATCATAGTATTCAATATCAGTTGCGGTATCATCAGTCCAGCATAAACGTGCTATATTAAAAACAATATCAGCAGTTAAAGATAATGGGATCGCCGGGGCAGCATTTACCGGAGTTATTTGGGCTGAAGTAATAGAATACTTACCGCTTGAATTTATTGATCTCAACCAATATGTACCCGGAGCTCGGCTAGAAGGAATTAAAACTTTTTTATTTGCTAACCCACGATATATTAAATGTGCATCATCAGTTCCAAAGTTAGCATCTTCATCTCTTATTTCATATCCAGATAAATCAGAATCAGTAACAATTGCCCAAGATAACTCTAAATTTTTACCCCAAGAGGAAGTGAAGCTAGAAACATTAGAAGGATTAGTAGATTTTCCAACTAATGTAATTGGATTTGAGATGCGACCTGTAGATATAATATTCTTTACTGATTGTGTTTTAACTTTAATATTATATGTTTGACCACTATTTAATCCGCTACTTATTCTAAATGTAGTAGCAGATTTATCTGCAATTCCGTATTGAGTATAACTACCTCCTGATTTTGCTAATTCAATAATATAATTGTTTAATAAATCACGATTTGTTGCCGGCGCAGTCCAACTTACGTCAACTACAACTACCCACGTTCCATCAACATTAACCCATCCAGTTTCCGATAAAGCAATATTAGTAACATCTACAACAGCTTCGTATGGGTTAGGAGGATTTCCAGAATCCCAATCATCGAAGGTTGATCCAAAACCATCATCTAATACAGAACTGTTATATGCATTGCATACATATTTAGCCCGCCCAAAATTCGCTTCAGTTATACTCATAATTCTAAACAATGCAGTATCCCAATTAGGTCTTGAATGCGTAACTGAAACAATATCATATTGCTCACAATGCATTGCTTCAATCGTAGATTCAAATTCACACCAAATATCATTTAACTTACCTTCATATAATATTTTATTTGCTTGTCTAGATGCTTGAGATTGTCTTATGATGCCATACATTTCGATTTTGCTTTCTCGTATTCCCCTTATGTCCTGATCTAATTCATCTTCTGCCCATGCTATTCTTTTAGGGTTCTTTATTTCTAACGGAGATATCCATTCTACTCCTATTTTATTATGTATTTCGTCTGACTTTCCATACCCATAATTAAATGTATCGTTATCTATATTATCCTCAGTAAATGCCATTACTGATGTTTCACCTGATTTTTCATATACTATTTTATAAGTTGCACCACTGCGTATCAATTGTGCATTGCAAGTAATTAACATTTTTGCTAAGTTATCTAATGCTGAATGTTTTGTATCAAGAGCAATAGTTAATTCATATCTTTCTTCTGTTCCGCCAGAACCATTGCTCACACCTTCAGCACAGTGCTCGTAAAAATCACCAAAGCTATCATCATCAATGAAGCTTGATGAAACTCCACACCCACCAAGCACTACACTTAAGCCCATATAATCACGAATTATAGCGGATGGATTTTTAGAAAATGCTTTAGAAGCAGTCCATTGATGTATTCCAGCATCCCAAAGAGCAACTTTCTTTCCTGTTATTTTAGCGCCTAATGTTGGGTTACTACTGACATCATCTCCGGCAGTTATTGTTGCGGCAACATAGCATACATCTCTTAATCCTTTAACTGTTGCGGATCCTCTTGCATCAACAGTTTGTGTAGAAGTTCCTGTGTATGCTGTATAACTACATCCAGATAAAGTTGCTATATCTTTTTCATCAATAATAATATTACTTACTGAACTCACTTCACCTATACAAAAACCGATGAATCTTTGTACAGTAGTCCCGGGTTCAGACTGCCATATTATATTTCCTCCAACGAGTATTGGGCCTCCATAAATTATTGGAACAATTCCTTCATTAGAAAAAGTGTTTTCTATACTTCGCGATGTATATTTTGAACCTGATGCACCTAACTTATCTGCTTTACTTCCAGAAGCTAATGAGTAAGCAATAGACGCTACGGTGAAAGCAGTTATAAAAGGATGAACCCATGCATAATCAACTATCATAACACCTATCGACCAAATTGCGGCTCCTATTGCGCCGCCTACTACTCCGGCATAAGCGTATGTAACGATGAAAAACTGAAAAAATGCAAATAGTAAAAGTATTTTTTTAATCATTTGGTCTATATATTAATGATATAAATTCTTTTAAATATCTTAATCTAGTAAGACACGATCCAACAACTCCGTCCATATGTAATATTTGTTTATTATTAATGCATACTCCTAATGATCCTACTTGTTTATGATTATCGATGACAACAATATCTCCTTCATCAATATCATTTATATCTACTATATCAGCAAAAGTATTTAAAACAGATGCCATTCTATTCTTATCTTTTTTTTGATTTCTAAATATTATATTTTTTCCGTCAGTAAATGGTAACTCTTTGTTCTTAACATATTTATAATATAAATAAACAATTCCTCTACAATCACAAAATTTAAAGTCTTTATGATTTAATTTAAAAGGGATGCCAATAAGTTTATTTAAATCTATCATTTTGTTAAAGGTATTGTATGGAATCCATGATAATTAATAGTATTAGAAAATATTGTATCACAAGAATTTAATGTTTTATCACAGCCACGATATACTGCAAATGCATCAGTAGCAGTTGGAGCAACGTCTAAAGCATAATCTAATGTTAATGTATGCGTAGATGAAACAAAATCTAATATCTTTCTCGATGAACCATTATTGTTTCCTGAAGTAAATGTAATTATACCCCAGTTCCAATAATCATCTGCTTGGTCTAAATTAACAGTATCTATAATAGTAGTAGTTGTTCCGCCTGTAACTGCACCTATTACTTTATTAGCTACTGCATCTTTATCTATTTGACAATAGCTATCTCCAAATCTTGCATTACATTCAATTTGGTAGGGCCACCCAGTTTCAAAACTTAATGACCCTAAAACGGGGGTACAGTTTGCAGCCATTTTTTTTCTAGAAAAAGATACATTCTGGATAAAGCCATCAAAAACTATTTTAGCATCTAAGTAAGAACTTAAATGATCTCTGAATATTAGCCTTGTAACAATTCGTTTATTTCTTAAATCATGAGCTGCTGCATAAACAGACATTGCTTTTGTGACATTATCTATTTGGTATCCAACACGCTCTATCTCGCCATGTGTACTTTTTTTCATTGCACTTCTTGACACGCCTACAGGAGTATATTGTTGTGATGTATGGCTAAGGTAATTAAAAAAATATAATGGAAAATAGAAGTTAATGAAATGAAGGGTATTAGAATCTTCGGCAGTTTGCGAACCTAAATAAATGTCATGTATCTCTACCGGCTTATGTTGCAGTTGATTCTTAATAGCTATTAACGTTGCAGATAAACTCAACATTTTAAACCCCCTTAACCGCTAGAGCTACTTGATGAACTAAAGCTACTTGAGCTGAAAGAACTGCTTGAACTAAATGAGCTACTTGATGAACTAGAACTACTTGAGCTGAAAGAACTGCTTGAACTAAATGAGCTACTACTTGATGATGAACTAGAAGAATCACTACTGCTTGATGATGAACTAGAATTACTTGAACTTGATGAGCTCGAAGAACTTGATGAAAGAGAAGATGAACTCGATGAGCTAGATGAGCTAGAACTTGAGCTAGATGAGCTAGAACTTGAGCTAGATGAGCTTGAAGAAGATCTACTTGAACTAGACGATGAGCTGGAACTCATTGAACTAGAAGAACTAGAAGAACTAAAGTTTCCTTCAGGAGGATTATAAGAACTCCACCTAATCTCTTTTAAATTAATACCGGAATGCAATAACTGATACGCGGCTAATTCTCTAGTTAATTTATCATCAGTAAACCTAACTTTAAAATAATATTCATAAGAAAGTAATATCGCGCCACTTGCCGGAATAGGATTGAATGTTATATATGATTTTTCAGTGGTAAAATTATTGCTTAAAGTGTAGTTTGTATTAGCAACGCCACCAACAGTACAAGAACTATTTGCAGAAACATCAACAGGAAAATTATGAAGTAAAAAAGCGGCTGTTACTCCATCAGCTGACCCTAATGCTTCATCTGTTATTTGATACTCGGTAAGAATTTTTAATAAAAAATAATCATAAGCGCCTAACCTTGCAATATAAAAATCCCAAATTACATTCATTGCTGTTTGGGTTAGGAATTTACAAGTAAGGTTATAATCTCTTAATCCATGATCCCATAAAGCATCGCGTTGTTCTATGCCACTTTCAGAATCACTTATATTGGTATTAAAACTTATAGTTTCTTTTAAACCAAATTCAGGTGTTAATGTTAGTATATTAGTATTAGCCATATTTTTGTGTAATTCCTCTTAATGATTGATTATCCATTATGCTTCTTCCGGAAGCATTTGCATAAATATCTCCGTTCTGCTGTAACCTTTCTCTGAATGATCGTTCATCAATAGTTTGAATATAATAATTATTTACTACTCCGCCGCCGCCGCCGGAACCTTCTCCGCGATTAAGCTTATTCAAATTATCTACACCTAAATTGCCCATTGCTCTTCGGTTTAATACACCCTCACCCTCAAGTAATGTTGCGGGAACTTCTCCTCCAGAATGAAACTTCTTTCGATACCCAAAACTATTTTTTGAATCCATAATATACCCACCAGAATGAGCGCGTGCAGTTCCTGCATTAATAACGGCACCAACAACCCCTCCTGAATATCCTAATAGCCCAGCTGCTTTTTGCCATATTGACATTATTATTAAATTAGCAATAATATCTGTAATAGTTTTTAACATTGCATCACCAAATGACACTAATACATCTTTTAATGATTCAAAATCTCCTTTGATAACCTTAAAAAAACCATCAGACATAGAATTACGCATATTAACAGCAAATGATTTCGTCATTACTTCCATAGCATCGTATTGATCTTTGGCATCTGTTAACGCAAGCTTTCGTAATTTTGTTACTTTAGCTTGATACCATTCCTCTATCTCTAATTTTCTAGCTGCATTATCTTCAAATACTTTTAGGTATAAAGCATACTCTTGATTTAATTGTTCTATTTGATAATCAGCTCGAGTTCTTTGAAATATTGAATATGTATCTGCCCATTCTTTTTGTGTTGCCATTTTAGCTTGTTCTGCTTCTATTATTTTACCTTGTTCTTTAAGTCTAATTGAATCCATAAATGATTGAATTTCTAACTGTGTTTTTCTTGTTATCAAAGCAAGTCTTTCTTGTTGTTTCTCTGCAATCTTATTTGTAAGATTATCAGGTTTCATGAATAAGAAATTTTTCCCACTTATATTCTTGCTAGTTTTAATTAAAATTTGTAACGATTTATCAACTTTGCTTATTTCTTTATCTAATACCATCATTGCAGTAGAAGCATTTTTACCAGACCACGTATCAAACATATCTTTCATTATTTTCATACCAGCCTGCAAATGAAATGTTTTATTAAGAAAAAAACCTAAAGCTTCTTTTGCATCACTCCAAGCGTTAGCCATCTGCGCTACGCTACCTGCATAACTTTTTATATCTCTTTGAGCTCTTCCAGCCATCTTTCCTTCTATCAATCCAAGAACCATTTCAAATTGTTTGGCTACAGACATGCTTTTAGGTATAGTAACTCCGAACAACCTAGATATTTGCATTGTATATCCAACAGCACTTTTTGCTATTAGCTCACCCGCTTCTGATAGGCTTCTTCCGGACCCTGCTGCAAAATCTACAACAGCTTGGGTTGCTCTTTTTAATTTAGAAGGTACAACTCCGCCTACAGTAATTAATTTTTCCATTACTTCCAATATTGCTTCATCACCGTATCTAGTTGTTTCTTGAAAAGCAGCAGACAATTCTTTAAGATTATTTTGCATAAATTTAGAAGCAGTACCTTGGATTTCCATAGCAAAGCTAAGACGCTTTACAGCATCTTCTTGTATCATCATAGCTTTGGTAGCTGATTTAAAAAGATTGATTAATGGTCCTAAAGCAAACATCCAAACAAGTATTATGTTACGCATAGAACCAATAGATCCTATTAGCTTACCTATTTGAGCGTTGTGGAATCTTGAAAACCTTCCTGCTTTTTCATGTCCTTGCGCCATTTTATCTAAAGCCATAGCAGTTTCAGCCCCAGTTTTTTGAAATTGGACTCCTACCTTCTTCATGGAATTAATCATTGCTGCATTAGCTTTTATGACTTTACCAGAAGCTTTATCAACAAATGTTGCTCTAACTGTAAAATTTTGATCGCCTACTGCCATATTACACCTTATGTTTACTGTTCATTACTTTTATCTCAGCTGATTCTAAAATGTCGAATATATCTAATAGTTTTGCTGGTTGCTGTGCAACACTACCGGGGAAAGGTAACAATCCTTTTTTATAATATTCATAATATTTTATATACGTTTTTACCTCTGGTGGTAGCATTTTTGCTATGCACCTATCCGCTGGCTTACCATCTATTAAATATGGCTGAATTGGTTTGCCATTACACCCACGAAATTTCTTTTGATGTTCATTACAATCGTGGCAATTAAGGCCTAAGCTTGACACCTCAACTGCCAATATTAGTTTTTTTCTAAATCTTCACCAACCTCGTTTTCACCCCAAATTATTGCGGCTAATTCATTTATTACAAATAAAGGAATTGCTCTCATAGTTTCATCAGCAACAACTTCAATTTCAATATTGAAAACTTTTTCTTTTTTTGTTTTAAACTCTAATTCTTTTCCATTGATCTTGAAGTTTTTAAATCCTTTTAATCCATATTTTAAGATAGTAAAATTATTTTGTGTATAATCAATATCTCCTTGAACGTAAACTGGTTTATCATCTTTTATCTCAATTTTACCAAAGCTTGAAATAAACTTTGATTTCATAATAGAGTCTAATGGACCTATTAACCAAATTGTAGGATTTACTTTATCCTTTTCTAATGTGTATTCTTTTGTCATTCCGACACTGATTGGATCTACCACGACACCCTCCTTTAATAACTATAGGTTGATTTAGTTCTTTTAGCTTTTTCTTTTCTCTCTTTCATCCATCGTCTAAATCTTTCTTTAGACCATTGCCTAGATTTTGCATCAAATCCTAAAAACGCTCTTATTATAGGGTATATTTCCTGATGAATATACCCTACTAAATCTCTTTTTGGTTTACCTCTAGGAATTATACCAACTTCAAATGCATTTTTACTTCTTTGATAAACATGAATTGCACGATACATAATTCCTTTTCTATACAATGCTCTTGTAGGATAGTCACTTCCTTCTCTTCTTTTATCTTTAATTGTTTTTACTGATAAACCTTTAAATGCGTGTCCTTTAATGCTAGTTTGTGTGCGTATATTCCTTCTTGAACTTTCAGCAATTTTTCTAGCAACTTGACCTAATGGAATAGATGCATCACTATAATCAGGATTAGAAACATCAATATCTATTCTGCATTTAAAACTACTAGGCATTCATATCCTTTTAAGCACTCTCACTACTAGAACTTGACGAACTAGAACTGCTTGAACTATTTGAACTACTTGAGCTAGATGAACTAGATGATGTTCCCATAGTAATTGTTATCTCATCATTACCCGCGTCTGAATTCTTACAAATTTCGCAAGTAGCACTTAACGCCGCAATACCACTTCTATCAGCTTCTTTTAATCCTGTGTACCTTACTGCCGGCAATGAAAAAGTAATATTATTTCCATTGCTATCATTCATATTAATCACTACAGCCATTGTAGAACGAGAAAGTATCTTTGAATAAAAATCATGGCTAGCAATAGAAACTAATTCAGGGTCAAATGACATTTGTGGATTTCTACCAACTATTTTAGCATAATCAATACCAGATGAATCTTGAGGTCTAGGAGATATAACAACTTCATTCTGCATATCAATTTCTAAAGTATCCATTACTAAACTATCACTGTCAATAGTAACAGTTGCACCCATAAAAATTAAAGGAACTTGTTCCGGGTATGTAGGAGTTAACAGTGCAGTATCGCTATGTTCGTAATATTTACCTTCCATTGCAAATTCACAAAAAACAGGTTCACCAACTTTAAACTGAAATTTAACATTACCGGCACAACCTGACATTGTTTTTCTTATTCCATCTAAGTATTTAGCTACTGTACAGGTAACAAAACTACTTGATACAGGAACATAAATATTAGATGTTCCAACTGAAAGGCTTTCTGACAATCCACAAGAACGAAGAAACGGCGTTAGTGGTAGTGTTGTTCCTTTTGATCCGGATATTGGCCCCATTAACTCAGCTTTAAAAGCAAGCGACATTTTCCTTGCACCAGGCTCAGAAGCAAACCTAGACATATGCTTCACAACAGGATTTCTTTTATACTGTTCAAAATCAGCATCTAACACTGGCTCATATGACAGTATTGTAGCTTGTGCTGCTGCTAATGTTTCTGCTGTTCCACTAATAGTTTCTACTTTTCCTGCTAATTGAGCAACTCTTGATATTTTAGCCATTTTCTTTCCCTCCTTTAAATAATTCTATCATCAATATTAATTGTTATATCGCATTTATGACATAAAACTGCACCTAACATTACCATTGAAAACTCTCCGGTAATAGGAATATGCACGATATTTGCTGTTCCGCCTAATGTTGGATCACTGATAAAACTAGCACAAATAGTTTCAATAAGGTCTTGAAATGTTTTTTCTGTGGCTAATTCATCATAAAAAGAATAGAAACCACTAATTATAAAAGTATTATTTACATCTTCAACATCACCTGACCCCCCATGCCCAATCCTTTCAAAAGAAGTCCTTTCTATTTCCCAAGTGTTTACTTTAGAATCCTTAACAAACAAGGTATTATATGTAGTAAGGTCGCTACAGAAACGTTTATAATCATAAACATTTTCTACACCTGATATTGCTTCAAGCTTAGTTTTTATTTGTGTTCTAATTAATGCTAATGACATGCATAATAAAGCGGAAGGATAGATGTAAAAATCACCATATGTTCATCTATCTCCGCCTTCTCCTAAATCTCTTTGCTTGGGGAATTATCGCCATCTAATAGGATGTGTTAACATATCTTCTTTCCATGAGTATTCCATGTCAAGATCTTTAACCGCAATCCCAGCAGAGGCCGCACCTGAATTCTTAGATTCTATACCTAGACCCATTAATGAATTATAAACTGACATCTTCTCTTTTGCTAAGGATGCATAAAGATCAGATTTCCGTTGATAATCAATAACATCAGCTTCGATAGTAGAATCAGTAGTTTGTGCAAATTTAGCCGCGAGAGCCCAAAAACAAAGAGCGGCAGTTAGATTAGTAACTGCCTCTATATAACTATCATTTATAGTACAAGTTTCCTCATTTAATATTTGAGGTAACGCATATTCATATTTTAATATTTTACCATTCGCAGGGATGAAACTTAAAATGCGAATATAAGTAGTCATCACACTCTCAACGTTCTTTTTAAAGAACTTCCAATCTATCTGTTCAAGATAACTAGGATTTTGATAATCATCAGCTGGATATTCAATCTGTCCAATAATATAAGAAGTACCTTCTACCCAATCGCTAGGAAGAGCAAAATCATAAGAAGAACCATCTCCTGTTGATTCTTTTATCTTAGTGTTTGGTTTATCTTTAGAAAAGATTACTACAGATTGCGTTAAAATACGATACTTATCATCAGGTTGCAGTTTTTCAGCATCATCCTGTAGTGCAGTTTCTAATCGTGTTAAATAATCTTCTCTAGTATAAGACACAATACCCCCTTAAGAAGAACTCGAACTCGACGAAGAAGAACTCGACGAAGAAGAACTCGACGAAGAAGAACTCGACGAAGAAGAACTCGAGCTATATGAACTCGAACTAGAACTAGAACTCGAACTAGAATAAGTATTTGTATTAGGAACTACTTTACCAGTTAGCTGATGTTTTCTTCGTTCATTCATAATAAAATTGCAGTCATTTTCAACAACGTTGAACAATCCACATGCAATATTCTCACAAACAATTCCTGCACCGGCATTATTTTTAAAAGGGCATTTATAAGCGGGATATGCCATTATCTATCTCCTTTAGTAACCCTTGGCGGAGTTTACCGCCAAGGGTAGGTTTAACTTTTAACTAGATTCGCTTGAGCTCGAACTAGATGAGCTAGAACTACTTGAGTTTGATGAGCTTGAGCTTGAGCTTGAGCTACTTGAGCTACTTGAGCTTGAGCTACTCGAGCTTAATGAACTACTTGATGAACTTAATGAGCTACTTGAGCTACTTGATGAACTTGATGAGCTACTGGAAAAAGATGATGAACTGGATGATGAACTAGAAGTATTTCCAGCTACAGTTACATTTAATGCGTACCAATAACTGCCGTCACACCAAAACTCAGCAGATTCATACTTTCCTATATTAGCAGTATCATAACTAGCTCCCCCACCACCAAATCCGGCAGCAACATATACAATGCCTTGATCAGATGTATTAACATAAACACTAGCGCCTTTTAAACTATCACTAGCGGCAGGTAAAGTTAGTGTATTTCCTGAAGTTAATTTAACAAATAAAGATCCACTTCTTTCAACATCATTCTCTGTCAGAGAGTAATCTGCGGATTTACTTAGGGTTGTACCCCTACGGTTAGCGACACTATATTTATATCTGGTAGGTTTTGGCATAATTGTCCTCCTTTATTTTAGCTAGCACCAACCGCATTAGATAATGCGTACCAATAACTGCCGTCACACCAAAACTCTATAGTATTATATGCTCCTACGGTTACAGTATCATAACTAGCACCACCACCACCAAAACCAGCAACAACAGCTACTTTAGATGAACCGCTACTTCCAAAAACATATACACTTGTACCTTTTAAATTTCCACTAGCGGCAGGCAATGTTAACTTATGACCATCAACTTTAAAAAACTGACCGGATCTTAAAATATCATTTTCTAATATTGTATAATCTGCTGTTTTAGAGAGAACAGTACCTCTTTCATTTGCTACTCCATATTTATATCTTGTGAATTTCATTTAAAAAATCCTCCTTAATATTAGGTATTTTCCAACCTAACAGCTGTGTCGGGAGATTTCTCCCCCGACCATCGCCATTAATTCGGTTATTAAGTTACAATCGCCCCTGCAAACGCTCTGAAATCAACAACTGCTCCGCCGTATTCATGACGAACTTTGTAGCGGATCGTATCATAGGTAAATACGTTTCCGACAGTAGGTTGATCTTGAACCAAAATTTCTGGTTCTTCTTTACCATTTAAAAACCCTATTTCTATTCCTTCTACGTCAGAAATCTTAGATGAAATATAGTAATTATTTTCATCACCACGTAAGAATGGGCTTTGTTCTACTTCAAACTGATTTCTCAGTGTATTAATTCCACCTTCAGCATTCTCTGGATGTTTTTCTGATTTCTGTAATGCCAATGCAGTACCATTCAAAGCACGAGGTACCCATAGGATAGGTTTCTCTAATGCTAAGAACTGAGTAACTTTTCTTACATCAACTGCAACTAAATGCTGAGCATCAGTTGTTCCAAACATTCCTCTTGCAATAGTCAATGCATCAGTAGATACTGAATCTACACGAACAATTTCTCCGTCTAGCCAGGCATAATCTCCGGCTTTGAAATACTGACCAGTTCCAGCAGTAACATCTAATGTTGTAGCAGCTGCTTCTAATTGTGTTGCCACGTCAGTTTTATATCCTAACTCACACTGATACCACATATCATTAAGCAAGTCCTGAAGATTATCGTAACCTAATGCACCTGTGCGATAATTCTTATGAGATGCAATGTAAAGAACTGCACTATCATAAATAGTAGCAGTATTGATTCCAGAAGCTCCATACCCTAACATTAAATCAAACGCAAATTGATTCAAAGTATATCCAGCTGCTTTCCCAACTCTTTTAGGAATTCCTGTCAATACTTTCAAATCATCATCAATGATTGATCTTCTTGTTACTGTGATTACTCCACCTTTAGTCATCACAGCGTATGTTGCCTCGGTATCGCCAGGGAACCCTAATTCAGGGTATGTAGGAGTTGCACTATCTATTGGTGTTCCGGCAACTGTTCTAGCTGCTTGCACTGTAGGAAGCACTCCAAAACCACCCCATTGAATTCTTTCCTGTAATTTAAAATCTTTGATAGGTGTTGACACTGCTATCTTTTTCCATAGTTCAGGTATTGCTCTATATTCAGGAAGCATTCTTCTTTGCATAGAATAACCTAAAGCGTAGGAAAATGTAGTGTTATCATCAACAACTGATTCGCTTAATCTAGACAATGCACGAGGTCCTAATCTTCCGGATACTTCTGCATCATCAGTAAAAGCAACATAAGCTTCTTTTAATGATCTAAAACCATCAATATCTTTGTACTTATCTTTATCTACGTCACTAGGTTTGTAACCTAACATTAAATCCATAGATGCTTGAACGCGGGTGATAGGATCTCTTTTCACAAAAGAGCCGTCAAAATCACCACCAAAATCAATAACTGCTTTGCTTTCAACTAATTTTGCCAATGTATCACGCTCTGCTTTAACAGATTCTTTTATCTCTGATTCTTTAAACACCTTGTTTTTAAAGGAATTACGAATTTTATGTTTGATTACTTCTGGCAAGTTGCTTTCAGATAAAGCAACTTCTAATAGCTCTTTGCATTCTCTAATAGCTAGTTTGCTATTTATAGCATCTAATTTAGATTCTAAATCTTTATTTTTATTCTCTAAATCTTCTTGTTTCTTTGCTTCTTTTGCAGCAGCATCTTGTTCCACTTTTAGCAAAGCTTTCTTTTTCTTTAAATCTCCGGGGCTTAATGTTTTATCATCAGCATTAAGCAAATCATTATCTGACATTTTTTGTTCATTTGTTATAGCATTAAGTAAAGCTTCTGCTTCCTCATATTTCTTGTCTTTCATTTTACCGACAATCTCTTCAAGGTTATCAGCCTTGTCTGAATTTTTCTCTTTAGCTTCTTTAGCTAATGATTCAAAAATACTTACTACTTCTTCTTCTGTGATATTAGCGATATCTACGCTTTCTAATATCTTCGAATTAAACCTTTTCAACGATTCGATAATCTTCTTAAACATCTGTTCCATACCTCCTTTTGTATTGAAACTTTCAATTATTTTTAGTAACCCGCCGCCCGCCGCAGGCTGAGTCACGAAATCGGTACTGAAAACCTTACTTATTCCATTGACAACTGTTATCGGTTGCCCATTCATCATACGCACGCTTGACGGCCCCTCAGCATTTATGGAAAGTCCAAGTAGGTTTTTTAATCCTTTTTTCCAAGCATTTGTAAGCATTTGCTTCAAATCTTTAACTCTTGAGTTTTTTTCTAATAAGTGTAAAGATGCAGTTAAACCAGCGACTTCTCTACCTTCAACCTTAACTGTTTCAAACTTCACATTATCAAGGTAGCCGGCTGTTTGTAGAGGAAATCCTTCCGGACACATCTTTTCAACGGATAAAGGTATGTGGTCAAAATGCTTGTCTTTCCACTCATAAAAACAAACTTTTGATTTTTCAAATAAAGGAATAGATTTTTGGAGGGCTTCCTTTGTATAGTATTTGCCGTTTTTCGACAGTCCTTCTTCGATCACCATTACTTTCCACTTATCGCCAGAAGAACTACTTTCTAAGAATGAAGCAATATGTAAATGATTATATTTCATTAAATTATCACACCTGATAACTCTTTAGTTATCCTATTGATAATGTCAGCTCTTGTTTCTTTCTTATCCGGGCTACTAGCAGGTTCAAACGCAGTATATTCTATACTATGTTTTTTTAACCATTCTTTAGCTTCAGTATGAGTGAATTGGTGTTTTCCAAATCGATAAGATTGAACCTTCATAGGAGAGTTAGAATCTCCTTTAGATTTTTGCATTACTATGCTTATACCAGAAGCAATTGATTTACGAGCAAAAATACCAGAGTTCTGTGGTAATGGTTCTGCGACCCGACAGGTGTGTTCAGTTGGATAAGGCATTTTACCTCCTGTGAATAAACTGTTAAAAACCTATACACTTAAAATATAGTCTTATTTTTTATAAATGTCAAGGAAAAAATGATTTATTTTTTCAAAACCCAAAAGTCTGAGTTCTCATTTTCTCTCTTAGCTGTAAAAATACCTTTAATTTTTTTACCAGAAAACTCTATTATTTTCTCTAACTCTGTGCTTTCAAGAATAGATATATTTCCTCTATCTATTACTTTAATCCAAGAAAGCATATCAGTAATATTAAAATCACTATGAGGTAACATAAATGATATTCCCTCTGAAAGTTTCCTAACAGAGTATTCTGAAGGTTTTATATAAAAAGTTGATTCTTTGAATTCATCTTCGATCAAACTTTTATTTTCAGACAAATGAATATCTATTCCTAAATCAGTAGAAACAGTAAAATTATCTATCTTATCATTTTTGTTTCTCCACCATTGATTATAAAAAGTAAAGTTACCTATCTTCTTTTCTGCTTCTTTCATTTTTATATTAAACTTATATCCGCGATAATCAACATTGCTGTCTTTTAATTCTTTTAATGTTTTAAATGATTGTTCAGATTTATCAGGTTGCACAACAGTATATTTATACTCTGTGTATTTATCAAACAACTCTAAAGCAAACGGAGAAAGCTTTTCTGGATGGAAATCAGTAATACCAGATTCTATGATGTCAGATACACAACCACGAAATGAACTCTTTAACTGCTCGAATGTTTTATCAACATCATCACCTCTTCTTTTAGCCGCATATAACTTTAGTATATCTTTTAAATCATCAACTAAAGATTCTTTGTTATCAACTTTTCCTATCATTGGTGTTCCGCACTTAGGACATTTACTTTCATTACAAGGAGTTCCTCTGTTATGTTTAATTTCTTCTTTACACTTAGGGCAAACACAAACATCTGTTCCAGCATCACCTTGTCTAGGACCACCAACGCCTAATCCTAATCCACGTACTTCCGATAACCTTAGGTTATCAACAAAGTCAACTATTGATTCCTTTATATCATCATCTATTTCAGATTCTAAATAAGTTGAGTTCTCTTTTATTGGATAATTAGAAACCATTAATTCTGATTTCCTAGCCATATGACCTGCTGATGGTGCAGCAATATTATATTGAGAAAGTATCTTTCTATCATACTTTGATTCTTTCCAACCGTCACAAACTTCATACGTAACCATCCACTTACCCGGAACAGTTTTTGTAAATGATTCAAATTCATTTTGTGTCGGACACCACTTCCAATCCATCTTAGCTGACGGATAAGGAGGATCCATAAAAGTAAAAGATTCTTTGTTCGCATATTTTTTAATAAAATCTCTGTAATCCATATTTTCTATTGTTACGTCTTGCAGACGTTCTTTTATCTTTAGCATTCGTGTAGTTACTTTCATAACATCACCTTCAGATCTATTATCAAAGGAACTCATCTGACCTGCATCTGAAGCTCCTTTGATATAAACATAACGATAGAACTGATAAACAGGGTCGTTATGCTGACTACTTTCTTTCCACTCAGGAAGCAATTTATTAAATGTATCTTTAGATGTTTTCCAATCAAGCTTATTTAATGATTCAACTTGTTGTTCTGTTATGTCTTTCATAAACTTAAAACAAGAAGCAATATCACTATCTCTATCGTTTATAAATTCTTCTTCACTTCTCTTTTTTCTGAACAATATAGATCCACCACCAATAAATGATTCAACGTATCTTTTATGTTCTGGAAACAATCTTATTAGTTTCCCGGCAACAAAAAATTTACCACCGGGAGAACCAAACGCAGGCTTTACACCTTCCATAAAGTTATCGTTTTTAGAAACGATGTCTATTTTATCTAAAGAGAAATCTTCTAACAAAGCAATCAAAAACCCTTTATTCTTCATTTGTCGCTACTCCTTTTTCTTCTTCTTTCTTATTATCATCAGCATCACTATCTACATTATCATCAGCCTCACTATCTACATCTACACCTAATTGTGATATTACTGCATTAATAATAGTTTTAGCCTTCTTATCACTAACCCATTTTTTATCAGATGCTTGAACCAATCCAGATATTAATCCTGACATAGCTTCAGCAGTTCCTTTGCTGCTATCTCTAGAAACTATTGGAGAAGGAATAACTTTAAAAGTCTTATCAACACCCTCTTTTAATACACCAGCTATTATTGCTTGGTCAATGACAAAATCAAACATCCGCTTAATTAGAAACTTTATTTTTTTCTGTTTAGTCTTTAAATTTTTAAGAGTAGGAAGCGACATTTCCATAGCTGTTGCACGTGTAGTTTTATCACCTTCAGCAAACCAATGCCCCGGGAATCCAGCACCACCTAAAATCTGGTTCTTAAATAAGGCTGCTTCACCTGATGCATCAGCTGATTCTAATTTAGGTGTTTCTGACTTCCAGGTGATTTTTTCATTATGAGCTCTTATAGAGCCAGGTCTAGGCGGCGCTAATTTTTTTACAAATTCTTGAAGCTCTGATTCATTCATTCCTTCACAAGCAACATCCCAAATAAACGAATTCAACAAGAATGCTCTTTCTAACCTTGTAAAAAGAAATTGATCATATCCATCTAGCCAATCAGCTAATCTTAATAACACACTTCTACCGCGCGTTGCTGAACTTACTTTATTTATTGTAAAGTAAAAACAATCTCCAACTAACTTCCCATATGTTTTTGACCTAAGATTTCTATCAACATTTATTATACTCATTTCTTGTTCTTTAGAAGAACCACTTAATCTTTTCCATATTAATGATTTTTGTATCTTTGGATTATTTCTATCTTTTCTAATTTTTAAAATTGTCTTTGGATCTATATACCCTAGCTTAACTGCACCGTTAGCTGAATTAACCCAAGTCGGTAAACATAACTCACCAAACAAATATAGTTCAACAACATTAACATTCATTTCTTCATCAAGGTTATTATCCGGATCGTTCCAAAAATTATCGATAACTTCTTTTACATTAGGATCTTTGACTGAATAAGTAAATCCGTCACCAATAACAAAATCTTCTATAATCTCGATAATCCTGCCTGCCATAGGATTGCTATCATATAAATAGAACGCAATATCCTGCATTCTATTCTGTGTAAGGAGGCTCAAATCCCTGAGTGAATTAGATGTCAAAGAACGCCATTGAGCATCTTCACCAGTACCCCCTACCATTGGGTATGATTCAGCTATTCTTCTCTGTAACTCTATTGACCTTTTTTTACGTTCTTTAAAATTCAATATAACATTACTTGAATCTTGTTCTGGTTGATCTTTCTTTCTTTTCATAATATATGGCTCCTTCTTGCTATTCTTCTATCACCAATAACGCTGGAAACAGAAGTTCCTTTAAACATATTTCTTCCAATTCTTCTAACAAAATTCCCTTCATTATCTCTAATATCATCCCCGGGGTCTAAACTAACAACTACGCCTGATGCTTTTGTTACAGGAAATAAATAATTTATTCCATACTCAACAGCATTAACAGCATGAGTAAATTTATTATCTATATGATCTTCCCTAGATTTATTAAGCGTAACCCCATTGATACATTGTGCAAAGTTTAAGCAAGTCGGTTCATTTGATATATTAAATTGTGGTCGTCCATTAATATATCTTTTAAGGCAAGTTCTTACACACTTCATCTTTTCATAATTAGAAAGTTCTCTAGATTTAATTAATATTTGATTATTAGATACTGTTTTCCAATCGCTGATTACACTTGTCTTGGTAACTCTATTTCTTTTGTTTCCTGACTTATCACCTATAAATATTATATCCTTAATCTCTCCTGAATATCTAATAGCATCTAAACACTTTTTAAATTCTTGATATAATTCGGTAGTTAACTTATCTCTATATATTTTATAATAGATTATAAATAATCTATCTTCAAAATCTTTTTGTGCAAATACAAATGGCTCACCGTCAAGACCAAAATCCATAAAGCAATATAATTTTGATTTTGGATTAAGATATACTTTATGACTTAATAAATGTAATTTCTTATCATACTCTGGATAAGAACGATTTGTTAAAGCCTTATCGTACTGACGTAATATTTCTTGTGCTATTTCCTGTTCACTCATAGAAGCAGTTTTTTTATCATACCAACCTTGTGTATGGTCTGGGTTTAAATTCCAGTCAAAACCAAGTTTAACAAATCCAGAGTTTTTCATATCTTTTACTTCCGCAAATTTATTATTCACACTTTCTTTCGGAGGTGTAGAATTTAAGCATAACGTATTTGTAGCATTCCTTAATCCTTTATACATTTCATCTAAGCAATCAACAAAAGCTGCTTCATCAACTAATATAAATTTATATTGCGTATCCCTTCCGGCTTTAGGATTAGCTGATTCACCCTTTATAACAGAATTCATTAAAGGAACTGAAAAAACTAAAAAAGGATTATGTACCTTTGGTTTAATGAACGGAGGAAGCCGTTGATACATAAATGCCAACCTACCATGCAAAGAATGAAAAGTATTACCGTTATCTTGCACTTCTGATTCTTTTCTAGAAATATTTAATGCGGTAAATCCTTTAGTGTAACAAACTTGATGTAATTCCCACCCCATAACTGACCAAGAAATACCCATATCTCTGCATTTATCAATAAATACATCTTCATACTTATCTAACTGATTGATTAATTTAATTTGATAATCACGTAAAGTAAATGGGAGAATCGATGGCGTTTTACGAGTATCTATCGTCCATACATAATTATTAAACCAATAAACCTTATCTTCTACACAACGCCTATACTCACTAAACTGCCACTTTTTTGCATCCTTTGGAGATCGTGTAGCAATTTCTTTTTTCCAATCAATTCTTTCTGTATTATGTATCATCACTTGCATCTTGCATTATCTCCTCTGCAGTTAAGATCTTTCTTTCTTCTGTTTTTTGAGTTACTCCACCAGAAAGAAATACTTCTAACCTAGCTAATCGTTCAAAATCTTTCATTGTTGTTTTATCCATTAGTTTGCTAGTGATTTTTCCTTCACCGTTACATGCTTGGCATAAATCCTTCTGACCAGTTTTACCATTTAATTGTGTTCCTTCTCCTTTACAACATTTACATTCTTTATCTTTTATTCTATCTTCTATATTATCTAATGTTTCCCTAATAATGTACAGCATCTTTGTCCTACGTTCCTCAAGCAAAACATTAAATTTCTCTGATATTCTATCCTGAAACATAGTAAGTCGCCATTGAAGTGGTTTTATTCCGCGTTTGCTATCTCCTTTATTAAAGTATTTCCTTGCAGTTTCAAAACATATCTTTGTATTCTTAGCTGCTTGTTTTAATGAAATACCTTCAGCTAAATGGCTAAACAACTCATCAATCTTTTCTTGAGGTAAAGAATACCTATATCCATATCCTTCTTTCTTATCCTTATTGAATCTTAAATTTTCTAATGATTTTGGATTTACCATATTAATGCGCCTCTTTCTTTTTTACTAAAAATTCTATTGTTCCTGTACGTTTATCTGCCCCTGAATTAAATGTTGCGTAAAAAAATAACGCAAATGATCCTACTATCAATGGAGTGTATTTATATCTTATTTGTGTGCCGGCAATCGTAGCTGTTGTTTCAGCTAACACTGCAGTAGTAGAACCAACCTTCCATATTTGAACTTTGGCGCTATTAGTGTCCGGTGTTTGCGCTTCACCAACAATCTCGAATGATCCGCGGAATGTTACATCATCCGCAACGTAATATAAGTTTTTTCTGTTTGGCATACTATATCTCCTTGTTATTGTTCATCAAATTTATAATTATATGTTTTATTATCAAATTTATAATTGCTTGTATCATCTTTAAATTCATAATCATATGTTTTATTAACAAAATCAACTTGATATGGTAATGATGAAGCCGAGCTTGATGAACTAGAAGAACTTGAGCTTGATAATGAACTTGAACTGCTTGAACTACTTGAAGAACTAAAAGAACTTGAACTACTTGATGAGCTTGAACTGCTTGAACTGCTAGATGAGCTAGAGCTACTTGATGAGCTAGAGCTACTTGAACTGAATGAACTGCTTGATGAACTAGAACTACTTGAACTGCTTGAACTGCTAGATGAGCTAGAGCTACTTGATGAGCTTGAGCTACTTGAACTGAATGAACTGCTAGATGAACTGGAACTACTTGAGCTACTTGAACTGAAAGAACTACTAGATGAACTGGAACTACTTGATGAGCTTGATGAGCTTGAGCTACTAGAGCTACTTGATGAACTTGAACTAAAGGAACTACTAGACGAGCTTGATGAGCTTGAGCTACTTGATGAACTCGAAGAAGAAGAACTTGAGCTGAAAGAACTACTTGATGAGCTTGATGAGCTTGATGAACTAGAGCTGAAAGAACTGCTTGAGCTACTTGATGAACTAGAACTACTTGAGCTGAATGAACTGCTAGAGCTACTTGATGAACTGGAACTACTTGAACTGAAAGAACTGCTAGAGCTACTTGATGAACTGGAACTACTTGAGCTGAAAGAACTGCTAGAGGAACTTGATGAGCTTGAGCTACTAGAGCTACTACTTGAGCTACTTGAACTAAATGAACTACTTGATGAACTACTTGAGCTACTTGAACTAAATGAACTACTTGATGAACTACTTGAGCTACTTGAGCTGAAAGAACTACTTGAGCTACTTGATGAACTGCTCGAGCTGAAAGAACTACTTGAGCTACTTGATGAACTGGAACTACTTGAGCTAAAAGAACTGCTTGAGCTACTTGATGAACTGGAACTACTTGAGCTGAAAGAACTGCTAGAGCTACTTGATGAACTGGAACTACTTGAGCTGAAAGAACTGCTAGAGGAACTTGATGAGCTTGAGCTACTAGAGCTGAAAGAACTGCTAGAGGAACTTGATGAACTGGAACTACTTGAGCTGAAAGAACTGCTTGATGAACTAGACGAGCTTGAACTGCTTGATGAGCTAGAACTACTTGAGCTAAAGGAACTACTTGAGCTACTTGAGGAACTAAAAGAACTATTTGAACTACTAGAACTACTTGATGAACTGGAAGAACTTGAGCTAAATGAACTACTCGATGAGCTTGAACTGCTAGAACTTAAAGAACTACTTGAGCTACTAGAAGAACTAGAACTGCTTGAACTGAATGAGCTACTAGAAGAACTAGAACTGCTTGAACTGCTTGAACTAAATGAGCTACTTGATGAACTAGAACTACTTGAGCTACTTGAACTAAATGAGCTACTTGAGCTACTTGAACTACTAGAACTATATGAGCTACTTGAGCTACTTGATGAACTAGAACTACTTGAGCTACTAGAACTGCTAGATGAACTACTTGAGCTACTAGAACTGCTAGATGAACTAGAACTGCTTGAGCTGAAAGAACTACTTGAACTGCTTGATGAACTGCTTGAGCTACTTGAGGAACTAGAAGAACTTGAACTAAAAGAACTGCTAGATGAACTGCTTGAGCTACTTGAACTGAATGAACTGCTTGATGAACTGCTTGAGCTACTTGAGGAACTAAAAGAACTGCTTGATGAGCTAGAACTGCTAGAACTGCTTGAGCTACTTGATGAGCTTGAGCTATATGAACTACTTGAGCTACTAGAACTGCTAGATGAACTAGAACTGCTTGAGCTGAAAGAACTACTTGATGAGCTTGATGAGCTTGAGCTACTAGAGCTAAAGGAACTACTTGAGGAACTTGATGAGCTTGAACTGCTAGAACTTAAAGAACTACTTGAGCTACTTGATGAACTAGAAGAACTGAAAGAACTACTTGATGAACTGGAAGAACTGCTTGAGCTGAATGAGCTACTTGAAGAACTTGAACTGAATGAACTGCTTGATGAGCTTGATGAACTAGAACTACTTGATGAGCTAGAGCTACTTGAGCTAAAGGAACTACTTGAGCTGCTTGAGCTACTAGAACTGCTTGATGAGCTAGAGCTACTTGAACTGAATGAACTGCTTGATGAGCTACTAGAGCTACTTGAACTTAATGAACTGCTTGAGCTACTTGATGAGCTTGAACTACTTGAGCTGAATGAACTGCTAGAGCTACTAGAAGAACTAGAAGAACTTGAACTAAAGGAACTACTTGAAGAACTACTTGAGCTACTTGAGCTGAAAGAACTACTTGAGCTACTTGATGAACTTGATGAGCTAGAGCTAAAAGAAGAACTTGATGAACTGCTTGAGCTACTTGAGCTAAATGAGCTACTTGAGGAACTAGAAGAACTAGAGCTACTAGAACTTAATGAACTACTTGAGCTACTTGATGAGCTTGAACTACTTGAGCTGAAAGAACTACTTGAGCTACTTGAAGAACTAGAGCTACTTGAGCTGAATGAGCTACTTGATGAACTGGAACTACTTGAGCTATATGAACTGCTTGAGGAACTAGAAGAACTAGAGCTACTTGAACTTAATGAACTGCTTGAGCTACTTGATGAACTAGAACTGCTTGAGCTGAATGAACTGCTAGAGGAACTTGATGAACTTGAACTGATAGAACTTAAAGAGCTACTTGAGGAACTAGAACTGCTTGAGCTTAATGAACTACTAGAACTGCTTGAGGAACTAGAAGAACTAGATGAACTAGAACTTCCTAACGTTCCGTCATAGCTTAGGTTGCTGTCATCATAAGCATTACTACTCTGGTCGTATATTATTGCCATTATTTACTCTCTATATTTAAAAATTGCACACCCCATTCCCATACTGACGGTTATTTATTGCTGATTTCTCTTTTTGCGTTCTTCTCGTTATAATCCGCAATTACTTTTGGTGTATGTAATCCCATTGCTAATGCTTTTGAAATTATGTCATTATTGTCTGGATTATCCCCTGGGTTTATCCAACTGCGATGATACTTCTTATCAATTTCTTTTCCATTATCAAAAATTCTAGTTATTCTACGAACGGCTATACAACCAGACTCTTCTACTATGCGATCGTGAGTAATTATTTTCTCAATTCCATTGTTTGTTCTTATTTTATTTTCTAAAAGGAATGCATCTTTAACTTCTTTGGGAGTGATTACTGAAACTATATCTTTACTTTTTTGGTCAAAGCCTTCCATGTTCTTAATGCTCTTAGATGTATATGCTTGACCTCGTGTGGAACTTATTACTTTATCTTCTTCAAGTATTTCTATTATTGGATAGACTTGTAAATTCCCTAATTCTGATATTCCATGTTTTAGTTTTATTTGTTTTTCTAACATTTATTTTCTCCTTTGATTAAAAGTAATCCGATTGTGATTGATAGTATTTTCATATTTCTCCTTTTATATATTATATTGTCCTGAAACTCTTAGATATATAGTTGCTCCCAAATCAGTATCTGTTACATCACCATGACCAGCCGTACTCTCTGGTTGCATAGTGAAAAGAATAGATGTTGAGTTTGGGGACTTTACAGCACAGAATGTTTCATCTGTATTTCCTATTGCAAAAATAGCTGTTGCAACGGCTGAATATAGATTTGATAAATTTTCAGACGTAAATGGCAACCCAGAAAGAGAAAGAACCCCTGTTCCAGTTCCTTTTACAAATCCTATATTGCCATGGAAAAAAACTCTATTACCTATTTTTTGGTATCTACCTAATTGGATAGAATGTGAGCTATTTCCTGGCGTCACTAATGCTAATGTAGGAGTCCAAGTTCCTTCCTCATAATCATCTAAAGTATTTGCATCTGATGAGGCTACTTGAGTTGCAGGGAAACCTATACCATCCAATATTTGTAGGGATGTGTTATTTCTTGCTGTTGGGGCTAAACCTATTCCAATATCACCACCATTCTTATTCAGAGTTAATGAGAACTGTGAAGCTAGATTATCAGACCTTCCAGATTGAATCCAAAGTCCATTTCCTCCATTTGAACCAAAATCTATCATAGCTACATCAGCACCTTCTAATCTTGCTATTCCACCAGTTTGTGTTGTTCCTGATGTTGCAGGCCAAGAGATAGCTGAATCTCCTTTCATTTCTAATATAAAAGACGGAGTTGCTGTACCTATCCCAACTCTGCCATCACTTCCTTGAACAAATAAAGCATTTGCATTAGTATCACTCTCAACTCTGAAATCTACATCAGTACTATCTTCATTGAAAATTGCACCACCAGTAGCACCTAAAGTTGTAAAACTTCCAGCAGCAGGTGTCGTTCCACCTACTACTCCGTCAAATGTTCCTGCGTTTATATCTGCTGTATCTGCAACTAATGAATCTATATTAGCAGTACCGTCTATGTAGAGGTCTTTCCATTCTTTAGCTGCACTTCCTAAATCGTCTGTAGAGTCTGTATCTGATATAAGGTCAGTGTTTATTGCTACTGTTCCAAGATTGTCTAATTCTACTGTAGCTCCTGGGCTTCCATATAAGGAAGATAAGTCTGTAGCATAGGAGTTAAGTGATATTGTTAGTAAGAATAGTGTTGTTATGATTAGTTTTTTCATTTATCTCCTTTATTCTGTTTCATAAAAAAATTGACCGTTTATTGTTTTTGTTCCAGATGTTGTCCACGCATTTCCTGCCAAATTTTTTGCAAAACCTATTAATGACGCTCCTGTATCTACTGCGACATAACCCGTAACAGCAGTTCCCCCATTATCAATAGAACGATTTAAAAGTATCTGGTTAAAACCAATTATTGCGTATGGTACAGTAAAGTTAGTTACAGCAGAGTTACTTGTTCCAGTAATAGTATAAGCAACAAATACCGTCTTACCTATCTTCTTAGTATAAATGTTTCCTGTTGGGGTTGCTGCCCAACCATTAATAGTTGAAGTAGCAAAATAATCAGCCCACACTCCTTCTTCTGCTGGTTTAGGAGAGAACGCAAAAGCAGATGAACCTTCTACAAGCATAGCACCGTCGAAGTATCCTGAAGTATCGCCAGTATCTATAAAACACAACATTCTTCCTTCAGTTGCTCCAGCAGCAAATGTTTTTGTAACTGTAAGCCATTCCCAAGTAGAACCCCCTGTGTGAAAAGATGACCAACTATTAGTTAGACCATCTCCTATACCTAATTTAGCTCTATCAGCTACGGTGGCGTAGACCCAAACACCAAAAGTAACAGTTCTACTTTTATAATAATCAGCACCTTTAGCTTCGTGAAAGGTTGTATGTATATAAGCATTTGCCCCTGCTCTCGTAACTTTAGCAGAATATGTTCCTACTTTAATTATTGTTCCTTCTCTTGCTACACTTGCACTAACACCTGCTAATGCCCACCCATCAGGAGCAACTGCTGTTCCTGCTGTCCAAGCTTCAAAGTTTCCGTTAGATAATAAGTTAGTGGGGTTAATAGTGCTAAACAAAGGTGTGCCTCCAACAAGAACGCCACTTGCATCAACGGCTATACTCTGAACTGGAGCAGATGCGTCAGCTGCTATTATTCTATGCTGTAATGAATGACTTGGTACATTTAAAGGATCACTTGCAACTGGTTGTTCTATAGCCATTTTAACCTCCTTATTTAAGACCAAAAAAAAGCAGAGATACATTATTCATATATCTCTGCCAAATTAAAGTTTGGTACTTTATTCTTATTTATCTAAACTTACAAGCCAATCTCTGACTTCGTTCTTATATTCATTAGGCATAATTGATGCCCTAGCAATTTCTAATTTTGTGAATGATTCTAATTTAAAATGTTTTTCTAAAAAGAATATCCTTTCCGGAGGAAGCACAGAAATCGCTGTATGAAGATTACCGCTAACTACACAAATAACTCCAGCACACTGTTCGATCAATCCTACTAGTGTGCTTACTTGAGGCTTTACTTTTCTTACATTGCTATCAACAAAATCAAACTTCTTATTTACAGGATTGTGAAAGACATGTTGGAAATGCATTTCTATCGGAATAAAACCAGCACCTAAAACATCATCCCATATTCGTTTAGCAGTTTCTTCGTCTGGATTGCACGCATCAGGTAAGCAAGTTATAAAATAATGTATTCCTATTAGTCTATTTTTTCCGCAAGTTATCTTTTTATGACCATTCACAGGATCAATACCTAATTCATGAACACAACAATATTCACCCTTAGTCAATTTTATCTGCCCCTCACTCATTGGAAAATCAATATCTGCAATAATGTCATATCCAAGTACCACTTCGTTGTATGACAAGTCATTAGTAAACACAACATCAATATTATTACTAAGTATATCTTTCTCTATTTCTTCAAAGCCTAAACCTTTCTGCATTATTAAAGTAAACTTAATTTCTGGATATTTTTGACATAAAGATTCGAAAGGAGACATGAACATAACTGTATCGCCTAATCCGTGCCCAAAACATAATCCGATCTTTTTTGGATTATGTTCTTTAATGTAATCTACTAATTTTTTATTGCCTTTCCAGATTTGTTTTATCCTCAACATATTACTTGACTCCTCGCTGTCCTATTGCTACAATAGGACTATGGTTATTAAAAAATGTTCTATTTGTGGTAAAAGAATTGAAAGATTCCCTTGTCAAATCAAAAATAAAAAAGATTTTGTTTGTTCTAGAAAATGCTCTATTAAATTGTTTATTAAAAATGTTCCTAATGGTAAAAATCATTATAGATGGAAAGGAGGACGAAGAAAAAGAAATGGGTATGTACAAATCCTTTCTAAAGATCATCCATTTAGAGACAGCCATGGTTATGTAATGGAACATCGATTGGTAATGGAAAAGAAACTTGGTAGATATCTTAAACCTGAAGAAATAATTCATCATATCAATGGTATTCTTAATGATAATAGAATTATAAATCTTGAATTGACTACGCAAAAAATTCATGGTCATAATCATAACGTTGGTCAAACTCATTGGAAAAATAGAAAAAGAAATAAACTTGGTAGATTTAACTAATCTTTTTTCACTTGCCCATATTCTTTTAAGTCTCAGCATTATTACTCCTCATAAGGCTTTTCGGGATGCCTATAGTTTATTATAGGTATCTTTATCCTAAAATTCAACATTTTCTTGAAATTCTCATAAAGTAAATTCATCGAACCTTGAGCTTGACTATCCATATGTTCCTGAGTTTCTTTATGTTTATTAGCTTTTAAGTATCTAGCAGCACAGCCATGCCGATTCTCTATCTGGCAATTACGCCACTTTTTATGGTAATATTGGCCATGATAAGAGTAAATTGGGATTCCACACTCAGTCTTTATTAATCCTCTATCTTTAACGGCACGAATATATGGCTTGAGTAATTGCTCGTTGGTCGATAACCATTGAATCCCTGCCAAGACAACTGTCTTATCTGCTGAGCCAGCTTCTAACAAACATAAATTCATTGCGTCCATATCTGGAGCTTTGAAATTAGTGCCTTTCATTTCATCAAAACCGTCCATAAATATAGAAAAACTTTTAGCTAAGCATTCACCCCATATCTTCATATCAACGAACAGCGGACAATTACATAAATCAACAGGATTATAATAACCCTTCGGCATTAACCATTCTCCTTTGAATTGATGGTGCGGATCATCGTAAACTTTATTCTGCTCTTTACCGGCACATAATACCAATCCAGTCTTTGCTGCCATTGTAAAGTAATGTATTGGGTTTCGGCAGAATATCATATCAGCATCTAAAACACATATTGCATCATAAAGTTTACCTATCTTATTTGCAAACCAATATCGCTTACGACAAACAACTTCACTAAGACCATGAGATTCTTTTATTTCTTCCTCACTAATGTCATGAAAAATAATTCTATAATTAAGTAATTTGAATTGGTCTTTAACTATCATTGGAATTTTAGAACCATAGAAATGAACGTCTTGAGTATTGCCAACATAATCTAAAGAATTCAATTCGGCAACAACTTCTGGAAGGTATCGTATATCTGCACAAACTACATACGCATACTTACTTCTAGGCTCGTTACATTCTACTGAGAAAACTTTTCCAGGGTTTGTATTTACTTCTTCCATTTGTTATCTCCTTTTACATTATGCGTTTCATAAACATGCAACCTCTACCACATGGCTCAACGTCAGGGAAAATATAATAATCACGATAACCTAATACTTCGTCAGCGGCTTTCCTAACATCCTCATGCCACTTATCAACACCATCTAAATAAAAATCATGTCCAACAAACCAACCACCTTTTTTTACTTTAGAAAGCCATGCCACCATATCTTCTTTTGCATCTTTATACCAATGACAAGCATCAACAAAAACAAGGTCCAGGGAATTATCTTGAAAATCTTTAACGGCATTTATTGATTTAGCACAAAGAAAAGTGCTTATATCAGAATATTCTTTTGCAAGTTCTAAGCATTGTTTCGAAGGTGAATGATCTATCATGTAGTAATGCTTAAATTGTAAAGGGCTACCCATGTTTCCTTTATCAAAGAAAGAATGATGTTCTCTCAATATTCTTTTTGCAGTATCGCCTCGATAAACTCCTACTTCAGCTATTTGCTTTAAATTATATTGTCGTATCAATAACGTCAGCAAATCCCAACGCATTAAATTCTGAATTGGGAATAATTTATAGCCTTCAGTTAGTTTCTCAAATTTTAGATTTCTTTTTATTTCCCACATATTAAAATTGTTTAATTGTTGTAACCCTAGCACCATGCAACACCTTGCATGCCATGTCTGCATGGAAAATACCTATCTCAGCTATTTTCCTAAGATCATATTTATTAATTAAAGTCTCAACAACCTCCCACCTAGGAGTTTCTATTTTACCAAACAGTTCTTTCATAATCCTCCACTGCTATTTCTGGACGCATTGCATTGAACTCAGCCATATAGTCACGAATTAAATTCCAGTTAGCTATTGTGATTGACATGTCTTTTCCAGGATTATTCCTTAGCTCACTATTAGCCCTTCCTTTCTGCCACCAACGGTTGTGGATCCCTCGAAGCCTAACGTCATTATTCGTTAAGATATTATTTCCGCTTCTACGTAAAGGTATATTATTAAGATTCTTTTGGAACGCCCATATATGACGCTCAAGAGTAATCACTTCTTCAAAAGGAACAGCTGCCTTTACAACATTGTTGAGAATTATAACCGGATGGTTTCTATCTCCCTCTAACTTCTGATCCATTGTCTCAGCAACAGTGGAAAAGATATTCTTATGTGTTGGATTTGCAAAAATGAATTGGTCTGTCAACGAACACTGCCCTCTATCAACAACAGGAGAATTTCTTGCGTATAAATCTTCTATAGTGTTAGAATAATTGAAATGTTCTGTTAAAACAAGACAGCCATCAGCAGCCGCTTTGAAAAGAGCTGTCATATTGCTTAAAGGCATATGGTCTGCTTGAGTGTGGCATATAGCGTCATAATTATTAATAACTTTCTTTGTCATCAACCAAGTTGCGATCCAATGCCTATCAGCTATCTTATTTGTTCCCTCGATCAATTCTGGTATAAACGTCCAATTAACTTTAAATGGAAAAGAGCAAGATATTTTATTTCTCATTTCTGAAGGTATATTGGCATAAGCAACTTCCCAATCAGCTCTTACCCCAAAATGAGCCATAGCGTTCATGGCACTTATCATACCGAACAAATATCCACCAGTGCAAGAAAGTGTAAATGCGTATTTCATCGTGCCCCCTCATGTTTGAATTCTTCTTTTAAAACCTTTTTATGGCTGATAAGACCCCATTGACCGCCTCTCGGAACTTTCCAATTGCCCCAGAGGTATGTTAAAAATTCTTCTGGCGGATTAGGCACAAAATACTTCTCTCCTTTAAATTCTATTTCTTTCAAATTGTCAAAGTATTTTTGAGGATATGGTATATACAAATCATATCCGTCTTTAACAAATCTGTAAAAACAACGTTCTCCGCCAAAAGAAAAAAGAACATAAAAATCTATTTTCTCTCTATGCTCTTTTCTTGCAATGTATCCAGATGTTCTGCGACCATCGATTGTCTCACCGAAACAAGTATAGTAACCCATTTCTTTAAAGATTTTCTCAGCTTCAACAAACTTATCTGCATCTTCGAAAAGAACACCAACGTCAGCATCATCGTCTAGCCAAGGGAAATCATGATCGCGGATAGCCCCAACTAATGTTCCGCAGAATAAAAAGAATTTTATTCCTACTTTTCCAAAGACTAATCTTAAATCTTGTAAATATTCATTAGTCCTCTTAAAATTCATTCGTTGAGGATGACCTTCGTATTTCTCCTTACTGGTCATTTCTTTATACAACGCGTCGTGCGAAGACCATTTTTTCATTTTTTACCCCAATTAATCTTATCCCAGATAAACTCATTAAATACATAAAGAAAATGTTTGATTAGAATATAAGTAATGGTTATTTTATTCATAGTCTGAACATCCCCAGTGACTATTAAGGTGATTACACCTAGGATTAGAAAACCTAGTATGCTCTCATATGTAATCATCTTTAAAATTTTTCTCTTTAAACCAACAAAATCAGTATGTAAATAAAATCTCTCATGTGCCCAGAATACAAAAAAGAACACTCCATGATGTAAAAAAGTTATCCAAGATGTTTGTACCCATTGTCTAGTATAAAAATAAGTTACGGCTCCAAGTACGAGCACTCCTACAACACGCCAAATTGCACTTTTTACTACCGACCTTGTTTCAGTTTCTTTTATTTTAATTTCCATTTTATCCCCCCGGTATATTCAACAGCGTTGTAATTATTATTTGGATCTAAATCTCCTGATATCCATATCTCGTCTGGTATTACTGTGCATTTTTTATTTAAACCTAACCCAGCGCAACCATTAACCATTATTAGAACTATTGCCATTATTATTATCCGCATTTATCTTCTCCTTAATGTTTGTTGAACTCTGTTCACTGAAGTAAGGCATTACAATAACTCGACCGCCAATCGATTTCATAAAGTTATTAGCTGGATATTCTGAATGCGAAGTTGACTCAAATAAGATATCTGGCTTGGTTGCCTTACAATTCCCCAAAGGACTATAGTCATCCTGACATATAGCACAAGTTACAAACTTCAAACTGTTTATAATGTAAATGCGTTCTGCTAAAGACATTATTGGGCTAGGCTTCTTTTCCATTACTGCCTTCTCCGATAATACTCCTACAAAAAGCGCATCACATAATTTTGAACAGTTTTCAAGATGTAATAAATGACCTGTATGAATTATATCTCCCACTACGTATGCGTAACCTATAATTTTATTTTTCATTTTACTCATTAATATTAGTCATTCCAAAGTTTCTTAGAATAATCAAAGCCTTCCATTTTTCTAAACATACCTAATCCATAAATACCTTCATCCAAATTAATATGTTGAATATCTATATTTTCTTGTTTTATATATTCTAAAATCCTTTTATAACCTTCTTCAGCCGGACCTCGCGTGTCGTGCATAATCCAATAGCCTAAACCATTACCTTTTAATAATGGCCAGAGAGTTTTAAACTCATGAAATACATGAGTTGCTTCATGACAGCCGTCTTGGAATACTAAATCAAATTTAGTATCTTCAAACACTTCTTTCCCCAAAGTTATTGTGTCTATTGGTAACATAGTATTCGGAAGATTATGGTCAGTTAAAATTTTTTCTACTTCACCTATCTTAACAATATCTATTCCATAATACATAACGTCTTTAAAGTTATGCCTTATAGCATTATCTCTGACACCATTAGCCATATACCATGCTGAATAACCTTCTGCGGATCCTATCTCTAAAACTTTCTGACATCTGAATGCTCTAATTAAAAAATAAAGCATACAGCCAAAAAAAGAATCAGTCGCATTTATATTAGTAAAATGTGCTGAATGAAATAATTCCATTAGCGGTGCTGGGTATTCTTTAAAGTATTCAATGTCTTTAGGATGTTGCATTTTAAATAAATATTTCCTTATTATTATCAATCCAATTTATAACTTTTTTTATACCTGTAAGTGTATGAATCTTAGGCTCCCAATTAAGAATTTTTTTAACCTTAGATATATCTGTAATATATACCTTTTGATCAGACGGCCGCCAATCAGCATATTTCAATTGTGTAGATCTATTCGTCAGAGATTCTAAGTGTGTTATGAATTCCTTTAAAGACTCCGTATTCTCAGAACCTCCACCTATGTTGAAAACATCTGACTTAACATCGCTATATATAAATTTATCAAAAGCATCTACTAAATCAGTAACATAAAGAAGATCTCTAACTTGCTTACCATCGCCAAAAATAGTTATTTCTTTCTTTAATAAATTAGCAATTATAAACCAAGCAACCCAACCTTGATCCTCAAAGCCAAACTGTCTAATCCCATAAATACAAGACATTCTAAATACACCAGTTCGCATCCCATAAATATGTGCATATTCCTGAGCATATAAATCTCCGACTAATTTAGAGACACCATACGGAGTATGTCCTGTTAAATCAACAGGCAGAGTTTCTTTAACTCCTTTAGTACCTAAATAATTATATCGTGTCCTTCCTTCTTCTAATGGTATCGTGTCTACATTCTCGCCATAAACTTTATTGGTAGAACAATAACAAAATGTAGCTTTTGGATTTATTTTTCTCAAACACTCAAGAACGTTAAGAGTGCCGAATGCGTTTATCTGAAAATCTTCTATCGGCATTCTTGTAGAACTAGGAACTCCCGGCTGGCCAGCGGTATGTATAACTGCATCAACACCTTTACTCATAGAGTTGTTTACATCTTCAACATTTCTAACATCGCCTTTTATACGTTCAATATTATCAAACGAACCTAAAAAGTTCCAATTAAACTCAACTGACTCTTTATCATATCCAAATAACTTAGAGCGCATTAAATTATCAAGGATAACAACAGAATCTCCTTTATTAGCAAAATGTTCCGCACAATGACTTCCAACAAGACCTGCTCCGCCAGTAATTAATATTTTCATATTTTTTTAGCTACGCCTAATCCTTTACCGTCATGATTCTCCATGAAATTAAAAGAGGCATTGTTATTTGTTTTAAACTCATCCCATACATCTTGGAGTGAACAGCCGTCAGGTGTTATATCATCAAAGACAATGTAACCGCCTTTTTCTATTAATTGAACTGCATTAATTAAATCTTTTCTTGCATAATCTTTATCATGATTTCCATCAACAAGAATATAATCGAAAGTTTGCTTTCCAATAAATTTAGGTATTTCATCTAATGAACTGCCAACAATGAATTTAACTTTATCAGTTGGAATATTCAAATAGTTCAAAGCATTTAAAACGCCTTGAGGCGTTGCTAATCCATCATTAAACAAATCACAAAGTATTATTTCTTCTAAACTATCATAATTAGTATAGGCTGATAATAATTGGCAAATTGATATACCAGTGCGTGTTCCTATCTCTAATATTCGTTTAGGTCTTACATTAGCACCAACCCACTGCATAAAATGATACGTATCCATAAATGTATCTTTACGCTTATTCAAATGCCAGTGATACGCCTCGAGAAATGTATCGCTATCATTTAACTTCTTTAATATCCTTAATATATTAAATATCGAAGATGTTGCTTGTGGAGAATTAATACCGACAGGAAAAGATTCAGAAACGGTTATTTTATTAACATCTATAATATCTTTGTTTAAATTGCTATTATCAGCGTTTAATATATTTGGAACTGCAGTGTTATCACCAGTATTCTCAGGAACAATAGCGTTAAGAGTCACTTTATCCATTTTATTTACTCCTTCTTTTTGGTTAAGAATAACCGGGTTTTCTTTCTCATACTTCAACACTCCACCTAAGTAATACAACTCTACCGCTCGCGCGATGTCCTCCGGGCGAATTAATTCCATGCACATTGGATTACCTTCAGAAGATTTGAACGTGCATTCTTCTATCTTTGACCGCCAACAGCCGTCATACTTTGCACATTTAATTGCGCCATTAGTATATAGGAAGCGATGATCTGGATTTAATTGCCACCTAACCCCCTCTCTGGCGCCGGCAACCACTACGCAAGGCTTACTTAACGATGCCATTATAACCATTTGCAACGAAACTGGGCATATAGCCCCTTCTGCGTACTTAGACAGTAGAAACAGTTGCCTTAGGTTAGTTTTCCCCCTTAAATCCAATACATTGTCCAATAGTGGGTGGTTGTGAGCTGTATGTCCAACTTGAACGACTTGAATCTTATCTTTTAGCAGATTTACCACTTCTTGATAGTAAGGATAGTATTTTAAGGTGTAGTCATTCTTGATTCCAGCATTTATCAGCCAATATTTGCCTTTTATCTGCCTAGGTAGTGCCAATTCCTCGTTTGAAAAGAAAATATCTGGCTTCATACCTGTTCGCGGTATTTCAATCCCTAGCTTCTGCGCCAAAAACATTCGATGCCCATCAGCAAAAGGAAGCCCTGACATGCCAGAAATATGGATAAGAGGGTAGTGGGATATAATATATTTAGTATCTTCCACCAATATCGGAGGAAGGTTGTCATTTTTCTTTAATTTCTCGATAGCCTCATTGACTTTAGCATTATTACTTATCGGTATTTTTTGAATATAAGGATTATTATTGAATATCTCATTGCATGGCGAACGAACGTCAATCATATACTTATTAGGGTAAGCTTTATACAATGACCGGATCGCCACTGACATTATTAAAATATCGCCCGGGGATAAATCGTTTACTAAGACTACTTTCTCTTTATCCATTATTCCTCGTCGTTGTAGTAACCCAATCAGATTTCTCGAAAATCAATGAATGCACATCGCTTCTTGGAGGACATTCAATCATTTCATCAATTTTTAATGAAAAACCATACAATCTAAACAATGCTTTTAGTAAATCAACTGTATAATAATGGAGATGCTCGCCCGGCTTAAAGTGTTTCCACGAATTCCACCTTATGCTATCAGGTTTAATCGGAATAGTCATCGCAACAAAATTTGTCCGATTAATCACATTCTCAATATCAGTAAAATCCGCAATATGTTCCAGCACATCCCAAAGCGTTACAACGCTATACTGAATCCTTCTTATCCCTGTCTGCGGAACAGGCATAATATCGAAAGTATCAATGTTATTCTGCCTAATGTAGTCAGGCTTAAATGCAGCAAACCAGCCCGGACCGCACCCATAATCAAGAACTGTTGCATATTGTCTAGCGATTTTATCAATCATTGTATATTTTGCGACAAAATTCCACCGCAAGTCATTAATTTCCTTTGCTGTACACGTATGAATCTTCAAAAGATTGTAATAGTAATCAACATTATATTTAATCATTTTATCATTTCCTTTTGCTATAAGTTAGCTGTTCTACTCTTAACCCTGTATCTAGTGTCTTTTCCAAACCATTTAGCATCGATTTAGCTATTCTCACCCTATTATCCTTGCTAATAAGGACGTTATTCTTGAAATCACATTTGTGGTGGGTAACATAAAATATTCCTTCCAACACCACGAACATCCCGAATGTATCAGATCCTTCATCGACGTCTATCTTAATCTGTTTTTTTACCATTTGTCATAGATATTTGATGCTTCCATCAGATAACTTATAACTTCCAGAAGCATGAGTTTTAGTAATTGAGTTATTTACATCAGTAGATCCTTTATCTGCCTTTCCTTTCAACCCATACAAGATAAACCAAGGCGCTGAGGGTTTTTGGTCCTTAATCCTTTCAATACAAACTGCACTCAACTCCTTTGATCTCTCATCTATCTCGTGACGCTCGACTATCCTGTCCAACCGCCCATCCTTCAAATCAAATAGGTCGTGTTTCAATATCTTAATGGCGCCATGTATAATTTGCTTTTCCTTCTCTAGATCTTCTAGTTTATGCAATGTTTCTAAAACAGCTGATTTTATTGCTGCTACTTGGCTTTCTCTTAGATCTTCTCTTTTTTTTCCTAATGTACCGTTTTTATCGTCCATTATTCTCCTTTTTAACTTGGTTTGATAACGGCAAGTATATCCTCTTCCTTTATAATCTGTAATACTTTATCTTTCCCTTCTATATCTAATGGTGGCACGATAATCTCTGTGCCGGCGAACTTCGGGAAAATAACCAAATCCCCTTTGCTTAGCCGAATCTTTATAGCGCAGTCACTCGCTATTGAAACGACCCTACCTTTCGTTGGTGCTTTCTGGCTGGCAGTCTGCGGTATGAAAATCCCACCTTTCGATACACTTTCCTTTGCATCTGGCTCAACTATTATCCGCTTATTTAACGGTTCAATTATATTCATACTTCCTCCTTTTTGCTTACAAAATAAAAAAACCCTGAATTATTCAGGGCTGAACTTTTGCTTTCATTTGTTTTTATCTTATTCATTATATTTTCTTTTAGCTTTTATCGCCACATAGGTCTACACTTTTATCAATACACAAAATATATACCAAATTTGATGTTAAGTCAAGTGTTTTTTTGTTTTTTTTATAATGCTTGGAATTCTCGCTATACCTTTTTTATGGGAAATCAAAGTCTAAGCTAAATATAAAAGTAGGGAAATGGAAAAAAGGCAATAAGGTGCGAACGATTTTTAGTTGAGAGAGAATGTTAGATGTGCTGAAATGAGAGTTCTAAGCTATATAGGGGAGAGGAGGTGCGGATTTCTTATAATCTTTTTTCTAACTTTTCATCTTATAGCATACATATATAGTTATGTCAAGTAATATAATCCCAGCGGTAAAAAATATATATTGACAAGATATATATATATGCGATAATGATGTATCAATATAGTTCCTTGACAATTAGTGTATTTTTTTTGGGATGCTTTACAAACAATAATAAGGCGGTACCAAAATGGCTAAAAAAACAATTCAAGATTTATTGGCGGATGCTAAGCTACTAAAGGAAAAACAAAAAGCATTAAAGGCGGAGATGCAGAAGCAGAAACAAGTCATTGCTACTGAATATCGGGATTGCTTGAGCGACAGCGACAAGGAAAAACAGCTTGAAGAGGCAAAAACAATACTTGAAACAGCTAAAACAGACGTCGCAAAACTTAAAGCGGAATTCAAATTATCAATGGTTGATATCCGCGAAAAAGTAGCTTTCGCTAAGGAGATTTTAGCTTTCGTTAACTACAAGAATGATGCAAGTTTAAACAAACGCAAGCAAGAATTTTTGTTGACAGATAATAGTTTAACTTTAAAACGTGAAGGGATTAACGATATCACTATTGATGTAAATAATCCAAACTGGCAGAAAAACTTCAAAGCTAAACTTGCATTGCAAGGCATCAACGGCGTTGACAGAGTTGCGGACAATATAGTTTACAAAGCAAGTTGCTTAGTAAAAAGTAATGTTTCGGCGTAAAGTAATAGTTAAAAATTTTTAAAAGCATCCCAAAAAAAAATACACTGCTAGACTTTCAAGGCAACAGAAAAGACTTTCAAGGCAACAAAAAAGCTATTACTTTCAAGGCAACAGAAAAGATTCTAAGAGCTAACTCCAATTATCTCCAATTATATCTGTTATTAGGAGTTTTAAGTTA